TTAAATGCTTTAAAAATATCTGTAATAGCAGCTTCAACATTTGGATTATTTTCTGCTAAGTTTTTCAATCCGTTACTCTTTGTTGCTTTTGATTTTTCAACCGTTGGCTTAGGAGTACCTGCTTTATAATTTCTCCAACGCTCATACTCAATCTGCGATGCCATATGATCTGCGTGGTGCAATAATAAAGGTAAATTTGTTTTTAATTTTGCTTGTGCAGATCTTGCAACGAAATATGGTTTATTTGCATCATCATACATTCCATCATGTATTTTAATTGCCTGATATTCTGTCCAAGACATTTTTACTCCATATTCTTGCAACAACCAAATTGATAAATCTGGTACCATTGCAAACGGAATATTTTGGTTATGCTTATACATTTTACCCTGATTCTTACGATGCCAATCTGAAGTTTCAATTTGATATACTTCATTGCCGTCACCTGGGAATCCTATCTTACCTAAATCATGATGCATTGCTGCAAACACTAATTCTTCTTTAGTATAACCCGACATATCAGATCCCATTGTCGTCCACGTAAAATGCAATGATTCAGCACATTGAATAACTCGAAGTATATGATCTACATAACCTCCTGCAAATGCATTGTGATAATGTTCTACTCCAGATGCTGGCATAAATACCATTCTTTCTTCAAACTCATCATACATTTTATTTAACGCAACTTTACGAGTAGGAAACAATGTATTAACAATTTCTCGATATTCTTCCCAATTCGATTTAATTTTTTCTGCTTCTAACATAACTTATTTTTTAGATTTTTTAGATTTTTTTTCTGCTGCTAACGGTTCTAGTACATCACCATTAACCAATTTAGAAACACATCTAGAACATGTAATTGCGTCTGCATTTGCATCAACTCGTTCACAAATTGAACCACAATACTTACATGCTAATTTTTTGTAACCCGATACTTTCGTAACTTTTTTTATTTTCATTCTCTTTCGATATAATATAGTGCCGATTCTAATTTAGCAATTGCAGCTGCTAAATTTGTTAATATTGCATCTTTGTCTGCATGACCTTGTTGAATTGAACGACCTGCGCTCATAATGATTTCTTTTGCATCTACAACATCATCTGTGATTTTTGCTTTGTATTTATAATACGCCATAACTTTTATTTCTAAATTAAACTTATTTCTTATATAATATAAATATAATTATCCTAAAATCATACCGTTATTTTGAAATGTTCTGACACTTAATAAAGATTGTTCTTTTGCCTTTGCTTCGATCATAACATCGACAGAATCTACACCATAAGTATCTGGTAATTCTAAAATAAAATCAGAATGTGCTTGTGATTTGATCTTGCTAAACTCGTCATAGTGTTTAGAAAAAGTAGGCCAATTAGGCAAGTCCTCCCAAGCAATACCGTGCTTGTCACAAATGTTCTCGATTAATGATTGATATTCGCGTCGACGAGATTCTGAGTAATGAGTACATTGAGTAATACCATGAACGTCCCACGTCTCACGCGCCATGAAGAATGCTTCTTGCTCGGATAAGTCACCAGTATTGAATTTGTGATGAAAATAATCAAAGGTAATAGGAATACCAATTTCGCGATGCACCATATTGTATAAATCACGAACTGAATACATAGATGCTTTGTCATCATTTTCTATAACTAATCTAGCTTTAAGTGAATCAGACAAACGATCATAATTATGGATCCAACGTGCAATTGTACCTGGCTTATCATTGTAAGTAGCACCAATATGAATATTGATCTTGTTTTCGTAGCTAGGTGCAAAGCCCATAAGGTCAAACATTTCTGAATGTCGTTCTAAACTAACAATGCTATTATCAACAACACGAGCTTCAGGAGATCCTAATATGTGAAATGGACCAGGGTGTGTAGTTAAACGATGACCATGTTGATTTGCATAATCTCCAGCTTCTCGCAAAGCCTTAGCAATTTCATCATACTGAGGAAGATCAGTTAATTCATAATGATTCCATCTAGGAAACAACTCAGATCCAATTCTGAATAAACGGATGTCATGTTGCTCGTTCCATTTTAGAATAGTTATCAAATCTTGAGCATTTGCTAAAGATATCTCGCCAGCTAATTGAACACCACCTTGCTTGAATTTTTTCTCAATCATCGTACGGCCGGTACGAATATTCTGCTTACTTAATTCCATGTTAATACATGCATACCCGTGTCTTATCATATCTTTTTTCACTATAATAAGAAATTAAATCCACAAAACCTAATTATACTATGTTTTTTTATTGAATGATATTTATTTAAAAGAAACCTTAAAAGGATTATAATGAAAAACACATTAGCAGAAAATATGCTTCGTTTTGGATCAAAGAATTTATCTGAAGCTTCGAAGAAAAAATTACAAAAATTAGCTGAACAAACAGAAGGTTTAAATGGTGTTAAATCTATGTTAGCGTTACCAGGCGTTGCAAAAGGTGCAACAACTACACTAACAGATGTTACAGATCCAACTACAAAATTTATAACTATAAATACTAAAGCAAATGTGCCGGTACCTGCTGGCCCGATATTATATGCGGTAGATAATAACTCAGGTGCTGTTGTATCTAGACTTGGTTCGTATAATCTAGTAATTGGTAATATCGGCGAATATGATACTGCGAACGGAATAATTACATCACCATTAAAACAAGCTATTTTTACACTAGAAAATAGATTGATTAGTAAACCCGGCGCAATTCAACTTGAGGCATATCTTAAAGATGAAAATGGAATTGCTCAATTATTTGCAAAACTATGCTTAGCTGCTAAAAATAATATTATGGTAGAAGCGGGTGCATTATATACACAACAATATAACAATTTAATTAAAACGTTTAAATTATGTACATTAACTAATACAGCACCAATTCCAGTTGCTGGCGATCCTACGACGGATATGAAGTTAGCAGTATTTAATAAAAATGTTGCTACTTATATAAGTAGAGGTGGTAAAAGTTAAATATATAAATTATAATTATAATTTTTAAAAACTAGTAAGATAAAGTATAAAATATCTTACTAGTTTTTAACATTAAATATATTAAGTTTATTCACAACCAATTGTAGAATCTATAATTCCACGTAAACAACCATCGACATATATAATCATGATAAAATATCCATCTCCTGAATTTTTATCATATGCTTTCATAAATTCATTAAAGGTATCAGCTGGATTTGCATCATCGTGAAATATTTCATATATATATGTAAACTTAGATGTATCTTGTGTTTTTACATATTTTGTACACCATGTTTTATAATCAATTGTTTTATAATCGCAATTACTAACAATTTCCATTTCACCAATTTTAGGATTAAGTTGTGCAAATTTATATCTTGTTGTCGGATCAGAATAAATTGTTTTTACTAATCCTTTCATTAAATTCACATCATAATCTCCAGTTTTGATAGATTTAGTTGTATTTGCCCAACCAATTAATTCATGTACATCCTTTGCTATATCGGATTCTAATTCCTGTGCATTTACAAACCCACTTACTACTACGGCTAAAACTACTGCTAACTTTTTCATATCTCTTAAATTTTAATTAGTTAATTATTTAAATCTCTTATACTATAAATATAAGAATTATAATTCAATTATCCAACCTTTCCGGTGAAATATTATACAACAATATTTATTATAAATTGGAATGAATACATGGCTAATATTAAATTAAAAGATTTATTAAACGAACAATGGTCTCCTGATGATGCACAAAAACAACTGATGCAAGTAACCGGAGATATGGTAAATAAATCTAATAAACAAACTGCTGATATACAACTTGCTAAAAAAATTGCTAAAAAAATATATGATGCAAAAGGATTTATTTGGGATGAAGAATATGGTATAGTTCAAACAATAAAATCTATTGCCGATTCAAACCAATATAATCAAGTAACGTTAGAATTACAAAAACTAACAGGTGGTAAAGGTATTGCACAATATGTTACTAGTTTCATTGATGTAGGACCAGCTAGTAAAGATCGTTGGCATAGAGCTAAATTAACAATATATTATCTGGATATTATAATAAAACATTTAAAAAGTATTAAAGCTAGTGAAAACTCTTTAAAGATTTTTAATGACTATTTAAACAAATATAAAAAAACATACCCAACTGAACCAACACAGAGTGCTCCCGGTGAACTCGATTGGTCTAAAATGGATTTCAGTGGTACCGGAATGGGTGTTGCTGCTAAAGCCATGGAAGATCCAGAATTCAGACATACATATCTACAAGTAATGGGCTTTGCTACTGCTTTTATACCAGTTGTAGGTTGGGGAGTATCTGCGGGGATTCTTGCATTAGATGCCGCAGACCAATATTCACAAGGAAATATGCGTGAAGCCGGATTATCATCATTATTTGCATTAATGCCAGTTGTCGGAAAAGGATTAAATTTAATAGCTAAAATGCCAGGAGTTGCTCGGTTAGGTGAACGTGGTATGGCAGCATTGGGGCGTAAATTAGCTTTGAGTGGAGATCCGGTTTTATCTGCAATAGAACGTCTTGCAATTAAAGATGTATGGAAATATAACTATGCATTGAAAAATGGAATAGATAATTATGTTAAAGCATCATTAGCTAATCAGGTTACTAATAGCATAGTTCGTGATCGAATTAGACAACAATTAGGTCAACGAGGTGCTAATATAATGTTTAAAATTGCGGATGGTGGTATTAAAACTTCTGCATTAGTAACTAAACTTGCAATACCTCTAGTTGCATTTGATGCCGGTGTAGAACAATATCATACATTGTTTGATAAATTATATGCTATTCCAAAAGCTAAAAAAAATATAGAAAAAGCAAAACAATACAGAAAACAAAATCCGTCAAATCCAGATGATATGTTCAACAATTTAGAACCAATGAATCCACAAAACAAAAAGAAAAAATAATATGAATACTAAAACAAAATCACTAAAACTACAAATTTGTGATCGTATATTAAACGAACAAGGAGGTGCTTTAACACCTAAAGAAACTCCTCAACAAAAAGCAGCAAGGGAGAAATCAGCAAGGGAGAAAGCAGCAAGGGAGAAAGCCGCAGCAGAGAAAAAAGCCGTAGCAGCAAAAGATAAGACAGTTGTTGCGAATAGTGATATATCAGAAATAGACCCAGCAAAAATTGCTCATTACAACGATATTTTTGAGTGGACAAAGCTCACAGTAGGGACACTACTATTAGCAGCACTAGCTGGTAAAGCACTGAATAAACTCGTTGGTATCGTTGCAAAGAACCGCGGTATTACTAAAGGTAATGCTGTACGTTGGATGATTAAAGATGGTATTACTTCATCGCTAGCAGGTGGAGCTGCAAAGTTTTTTAATTGGGACAAGCTAGCAATGGGTATAGAAAACAATGCTACGAAAATAGAAAATTCTTTAGCTAAAACAAAAACAGACGACGAAATGATAAAAAGAACCGGGCTAACTCGAGCAGAAGGTCGAGTAATAATAGATGAAATTGGTACTGTTGATTGGAATATGCTAGCGAAACAATTCGAAAGTCAAGCGAGACTAGAATATTATAAAGATGGAATTACGTTAAACGAATATATGATAGCAGCTGGATATGCTGGTAATCCAACATCTAAAAAAATAGCCGAGACATGGATGCCAATAATAAAAAAAGCGGCAACTGGACAAATGCAATTTGTAAAACTTAATACAATCAATGATATTGAGAAATTTAAAGACTGGTTTAAACAAGCATCATCGTGGTCACACAGATATTGGTCTAAATTCCCAGAACTTAAAGATATGTCAATAAATTTACGAACTGCGTTGGCATCAAAAGGCCAACCTATGTTTGGGCTGAGTTATAAACCAGAAGCTGTTACGTATGTTGCAGACCGTATTAACAAAATTATAAGCAATACTCCAGCTGTATCTGATGATATTTTAAATATAGCTAATACAACTAATTCATTTCCACCATATAAAAAATGGAGTGCTATACAAACTATAACAAAAAACAAAGCTGATGTAAATACATACTTAAGACAAAAATTCTGTTGGTATGCTCAAAAACATAGTATCTAATTAATCTCGATTAATAAACCCATTGAGGAAATCTTTTTGACGCTGGATTGCATTTGTCAGTTCAGCGTTTTTAACAGGGCTTCGTTTTTTTCTATTGCTCGTTGACACTCCATCAGTGCTAGGCTTAGCAACATTCGTTGTGCTATTTCTTCGTTTGGTGTTTGCATCCACTTTTCCAACAGAGGTATCAACATTTGGTTTGCTTGTTTGATCACTGTCTGTGCTTTCAATTTCTGTCCTTCTGGCGTTGCTAGGAACTGCATTAATCGATTTGCAATTTCTTCCGGCTTCGTATCTTCGTCGACATTCATTAGATCCGAGTTCTTTAGATTCTTCGAAGTAAATGACTCCTGCGTCATATGTGGTCTTGATGCCTTCGATGATGATACCGCACGGGTAACGAAGTCCATTAGACGATTGAACTGTGTATTTAACACCCCAATTAACTGGCGTAATTTGTGTAACATATCCGTATTGTTTTTGTCCTAAAAAAGAAAAATAAACCGCATCCTCGATTGAGAATTGCGGTTTTTCAAATTTTGCTTGTATTTTATCGTCAACTTGTCTTTTTGCCATAACTTATTAATTTAAACAAATTGAGGATGTTTGATCTACGATGTGAAATATTCTCATGTATTTAGTTAATTTGTCTTTACGAAAATACTTTTCAGTATCATTATCACGTCTAAGAATATAACCAGATTCTATAAACTTATTAATCATATATCTAACAGCCTTTAAACTATTTGATTCAATCATAATATGATGATCATCAATCATCACATCAACTCTATCAACATCTAATGGATATTCATCATTATCGGTATTAGATATTGGTTCATCAACATTCAATGAATCTTTAATTGCACTAAAAAATGTTTGTAAATCAATTCCATTTAAACGAGCAACTCCGGATTCATATAAATCAAAAAAATAATGCAATTGTTCTGATTTAGCTAATTGATTAAAGTAACTATACTCTGAATAGTTAACATTAATGCTGTCAAATACTGTGTTCATGTTTAGACCTTTTTTATTACAAATAATTCATCTACATTAGCTGCAGATAAACGTTTCATTTGCATTATACATTCACGTGCCCCGTCCAAACTCGTTGCCAATACACGTCCTATGATTTCACATTTAGTATCATTACGGCTGTAATAAATATATGTTTGCATAGGTACCTTATTTTATTATAAATATAATCCTAACTCGTATGCTCGCATAGAAGAATCCAATGCATCTGAAATAGTATCATATAATTTTGCAACTTCATGTTTTCTCAAAGTAAACTCAGTTCCTTTAACAGCTACTAGCATTAAATCTTGTTTACCTACGTTTTCAGCATACATGTTGTTAGTAAATGTATCTAATGATTTACTATATGAAATTAAGTCTTTATATCGCATTGGTAACTGTTTACCTTCGATATGCAATGTGCCGATTAATACAGCCATTGGATCTGTTTTAAAATTGTCTGTAGAGATCTTATCTTCAAAAATAAAATCCATATCAGCCCAAGTGTTCCCATAACGTTCTCTGAATTTATCAGTAACGGCCCATGGATGATTGATACTTTTAATCATGGTTTAAAATTTATAAATTGTTATTGTATATACATCTTTCGAATAGTTATTTTTAACTGATACATATCCGTATCGTTCAATTAACATATCCAATATTAGTCCCGGGTGAACATAAAAGAACCCTTCGTGGTGGTGTGTGTTTATTGGAGATAACAAATTAAATGAAACTGCTGAGTTAGCAATGTTATACATTAATTCAATATCATCTAATAATTTGTTAAAATCTTGTTCTTCGGTTTCACAACGACGTTGAGTAAATACACCGGATGCAACAACCCAATCATGTTGATTTAATTCCGTTGTTTCGAATGCACCTATCATTACGTCATAGCCATATTTCTGTTTTGCTAGATCTGCCATGATAGGATTATGATCTATACCTGTATACGCATTCAATTTACCGTAAAATTCGCTAATAAAGTGCGCCATATCGGCTCGTCCACAACCTATATCTAATATAGACTGATTAGGATTAAAGCCGGATAAAACATGTAAAAATAAGGTATTTTGTTCAGAAATTGTATTATATCCAACTGAGTGTGGACTATATAACATATAATCTGGGTGATCTGTTGCTAAAACATCATATTCAGATGTATTTGATAATATACCTGTGATTTTAGATTCTAATTCATTTGAAGTCATTTAACTTAAATTTTGGAGGTAAATACGTTCATTTAATGTATTATTCGCAAATTAAAATAAACTTTATTATAAAATTTGCATATATACTAAGATGTTCGTATATTCAATATTATGCGTGGCAAATTGGTAACCGATCATTCAATAACATCTCCTTATAAGGAATAGTTGTCTGAATGAGGTCTGTGTCACATAACTTTGCTGTTAAACCTTTATTAATAAAAGTTTTCTTTGAAAATGCTGTATTTAACATTATCAATGCTGTTCTGTTTTCTAATAAAACATCATATACAGTTGCTTTGCTGAGTGTGTATTTATCTAATACAACTCCTACGTGATGTACATCTTCTTGAGTAACAATCACAGTATCTCCGGCTTTATAACCCATTATTCTAAAATTTTAACGATTTTACTTGCTGTAACTGATTTAACTTCGAAGTCAAAAGTATATCCTTTAAAATCTTCGATAACTTTTGCTTCTGCTTCTGTAACCGACATTGCCTCGACAAGGTATGTCTCTGTTGTTTTTTTGATTTTTGGGCCTTTCGGCGTGTCAACTTCGTCTGTTAGTTGAACTTTTGCTGTGTAATAACTCATTTTTAAAAATTTAGTATAACATTTATTTTTATTACCACTATTATATGAAATAAAAAGCGTAATTCAAATTATTTATTTATCTTTATCAATGAATTTTTGTAATCTTTTCTGACTTTTGTGAAATTCATATGATTTTGTAATATGTTTTGGAGATAAATTAAAATTAATTTGTAAATTATCTAAAATGTCAGCAATTAAACGTTCTTTTTCACTTACGTTATTAGTTTTTTTATCTAATAACTCAATAATCTTTTTTAATTGAGTAACAAAGTGTTTAGGAAGACGTTTTAATATTCTAGATTGGTCTGAATATATTTTAATATTGCTAGTTTCTTTTGTTTTTTTCTTTTCACTGATTAATTGCTTTGCAATTGTAACCGATTCTTTTAAAACATCACCATATTTTACAACCCATGCAAGATCTGGTGCTGGTTCTATCGGTGCTTCTGGCATCGATGGTTCTGCTGGCATAGCACCACCTCCGCTAGATTCTTTAGATTTTAATGCTTCTTTGTCATCAGCACCTAAACCTTTAACATCATTTAAACTAAGTTGCAATTCTATTGTATAATCATCGTTTTGACCGAACCCAGTATATGGTACAAGTTTAACAACGTTACGACGTACTAATGATAACAATGTTTCAGGTGTTAAATCTAACTCAGCACCACTTCTTCCGATAAACTCACGAATACCAATATCAGATGTAGAATAAATAATTCCTAAATGGGTTGTTCCATACGCATCAAATTTACCTAAGAATTTTTCTTCTGCAGGTGTAAATAATGTATCATCAGAAGTAGCACCCGCGGCAGTATTACTGTCGCTAGGTGCCTGTTCCAATATCATTTCTTTCAATGTGTTTTCAATAATATGTCGACGTTTTTCAATCATATCTCTTTTGATTCAGCTAAATTAATTGAACGATAAGTTGTTGATAATTTTTTTAATTCATTAATTGACTTACGTGCTATAACTCCAGCTTTTTTAACTTTTTTATCTCTGAAACGTTCGTGATTTTCTTTAAAATCTGCCCATAACTGTTCCATTACTTCAAATACTTCTTGTGATGTCATATTAACCTTTATTTATTTATATATATAAATATCAAATTATACAAATTTATCCATAAATACGTGTACGTTTGGGGTTGATACTTTGTATGTGGTAAATTCTGTCAATTCGATATATACATTTCCATTTTTTTCATAAACCTGCATTATATGTGCTGTATTAATAAATCTAGACATGGTAGTACCATCTTCATGTATTACAATAACATGTATAAAATTAGGTTTATTCATTAGTCACCTGTATATCCTTTATTGAATGGACTTTGAGACGGACCTCCACCAAAATCTCTAGGATTTAGTTCGATACTAGATTTAGTTGGAGAACTAGTTTGTTGTCTTAATTTACCAATCTTTGTTTGTAACTCATATGATTGTGCAACAGTAATATCAGATAAAGAACGACCTACTTGTTTTAAGTATTTTGAAACCAAAGTTTTTACATTCGCATCTTCATTTGCAATTTTTTGTATCCCACGCAATCCAGACATATTACCAGAGCTACCTGGCATATTTGCTAAACTATATTTTGTTAAATCTATCTGATCTTGTGTATCAGCAGGAATTGCATCCCATTTTGCATTAACTAATTCATCCGGGTTCATTGCCTTTGCTGAATATAACTCAGTTTTGCGATCGTTGTCTGTCATTTTTTCCCATACTGCATCAGCTGAATATGTTTCAGCAATAATTCGTTTAGCTCTGCTAATTTCTTCCTTAAGGATACGAACATGTGTCGGGTTATTAATATCGAATATTTTCATAATATCGTTTCTTTTACTATATATATCTATTTAATTTAATTTAACGGATTTAACGCATCCAATGTATTTAACGGATTTAATGAAGATTTTGAATATTCCTCATAAAATTCAGCTGCTTTCGTTTTTCGTTCAGAAGAAATATGTGCCGGTCGTTCATAAAGTTTTGCAAATAAATATGCAGCATCTTCTGGCGTAATATCTTCATTTTTAAGTTTCTCGGCTAATGCGCTATGATTAGTACTCAACTCCCACCATAAAAATTCCAATTGTCCATTAACAGACCATGGATCTAATCCTTTATTTGTACACCAAGCTTCAAATCCACGTGGACCCCACCAACGTTCATTATGCCATTGTGCTAATCCATTTGATGTACCATGATCACCTGGGTTATCTGTTTTAAATCCGGATTCGATGAATAAATTACCAGCAATACCTGCAGCACCGGTTTCAGATAATCCTTTATCTACAAAGAAATCTATTATAGTATTAACAGTTGCAATATCATTATGACTAATAGTTCTAGAACGTTTTACTTTCTTAGGAACTAGGTTAGCTAAATTAGAATCATCTGTATCAGCAACCGTATCTAATTTACTAATTGTAGTTTTATCTATAGTACCAGTTGGGTTTATATCTCGATCTCGTTGAAATTGCGATAATGCAATTTTTGTGTTACTATCCAATTTCCCAGTAACTTCGTCACTAGTTTCTAAATAGCCTAATGATAACAATTTAACTTGTAGATCTTTTATTTGTTCTACATTAGCATCAATCATACCATCAGTATCAACAACATCTAAATCATCAGTCGATTGTAATAATGGTAATACATTTTGCATCCATTGTTGTGCTATTGTATTCTGTGCATCTTCGTCTAACATGGTACCATGTCGTATAAAATCTAATTTACTGAATTCCGTTGTATCGATAACAACATCGGCAATATCTTGAGATTGAATCCATTCTGATATAGATTCATTGAATTCATATAATTCAGGTTTATCAACAAATTCTGATGTGGTATTCGTTATAGCAACTAATATGCAATTATATTCTTTAACTAACGAAAACATTGATGCTAGTGTCTGTATAATAACATCTGCATTTTTTGTATTTTTAATTAAACCAGGAAATATCGTTACTACATCATATTCTTTTAACATATTAGTTTGAAGTATGTTATTTAAATCTGTAATCGATGCATTTACTCGACCATTTATTTCGCCGTTAAGATATCTAGAACGTAATACCTTTTTTGCAAAACTTGTTGGCGAAACGGTTTGTATATCTCCTATAAACAATGCTTTATAAACACGCTGTTCATCTTCTAATAATAATGAGGTTAATCGTATCATCTTCCTTGGCTCACATATTGTTTAGAATAATTTTTACTAGATTTATTTTTGCTATTTTTAGTTTTAGAATGCACACTTGGTCTTTTTACTTTTGATTTACCGATATGCAATTTGCTAGATCCTTGTTTTTTAACTGCTGCAGCCATAAATATCCTTATTAACTTCTTTATTATAAATATTCGTCCACAAAAAAACCCAAGCAAAAGCTCAGGTTCTTTAACTAAAACGACTAAGGTAGCAGTCGAATATCTTATACTAACACAGCATCTTCGATATCCAATTGTTCAGCAACTTCGTCAAACATGACTCCGAAAAGGATATCGTAATCTTCTGTAGTGTATTCCATTGTGTTCCTAATAATATGATGATTTTATTATATATATAAACGCATATTATTTTTTTCCAGGCGCATATAGATAATTTGTTAATAAAGTACCAATAACACCATTTTTAGTAGCAATATAATCCAATTCATCTCCAGATAGCTTATGTTCTTGTCCATTAAACGCAATTCCCATTACACCTATCAAACGATCTTCTAAATTATATACTCCATACATATAAAATGATTTTGTTTTAAGTGGTATTGAAATAGATTCCATTCCATAAAATTCATTGCCAGGTTCAAATGAGTGTATACTCAATTCTTGGTTGGTATGAATTTCATTCAAAGCCTTTGGAAACAATGAAACTGGAATATTTTGAAGCATGTTTCGTAGTGATGTAGTTCCTGCAGACAGTTTTTCATAAAATATAGAAAATTTCTGAATGGATTTACCGGTTGGATAAAAATGACCTCCATTGTGAAATTGAGCAATCCATATGCGATCGCAATTTAAATACGCCATCATGCTATCTAATTTTTCATCAATAATACCTAACTCTACTGCCTCACCAACGGTAGTATGTGTTTCGGTTGATGACTTTAATTTAGTACGTACCCATTCTACTACTATAGGTCCTATTACTGCAGTAATAAGTGCAACTGCTATTGTCGATATTGTTGTTAAATCCATTGCCGGGACTTTCAGTATTGTAAATATTTAACATTTATATATAAATATACTAGTAATTAAATGTATCGACAGTTTGAACAGTAAAAAAGTGTGATCGAAATCACACTTAAATTTATATTTTCTAACAATGTTTTTAAACGTATCATACTATTAATTATTTCTATCTTTAAAAGATTGTAATGGTTTAGATAATCCTTTTGCATATGGAGTTTCATTTGCCGCATCATAATCTAATTCAGAATAATCAGATGTACCTAATTTAGTACGATGTACTACTTGCCATGCATCAAAGTGTACTAGGTTACCATGTCGATTCCAACCCATATTACCACCATGTGCTTCTTCCCATATAATTCGTAATTCAGAAAAATCTCTAAGTAATCCAGTTCGTTGTTGTGTTATTTTTTCAATAAATTTTGAATCGATGGTGTAATATTTTGATTGTTTTGGTAGTGTTGCTATAAATTCTGTGAAATCTTTATCTGAATTCTTTCGATTTAGATACTGTTTACGTATATTATACCATTGTTGTTCTTCACCGATAATGAACGGTGTAATTCGATCCATTAATATTATATAATTCTCATTTAAATTTTCTATAGGTCGTACTTCATATACATTAATAATGTGTTTGTATAATCGTTTTGTACGCAATCTCGTAGCTAATGCAACCTCTGCCGGATCGCCTGTTAATTTAACAACTTTACCTGATGCGGTCGCGTACGCTACACCATTTTGGCCGCCGCTAATTACATCTGTTACGGTTTCACCCATTTCCAATGCTAATTTCTTTACCATATCAATTGGTAATAATGCTTCCTGCAATAAATTAACTAGCTTGATCATAATTACTTTCTTACAGCGCCGCCAATAAAATTCTTTTTCAAACGGCCGACAAATGATTCATTTATATTTTCGTTTTTATCTTTAAAAGCATCTTTCATAGATTCATCCTCATTCCCATCATTATCAGCATCAATATAATCTGGCTTCTCATTAGCATTAGCTGGCTCATCTTTATCAGTTAAACCAAATGTTTTAAATTTTGATAATTGATCTTGTGATGTTATTTTAACTTTTTTACCAGCATCATTAATACCATATATAGTAGAAGTATATGCACCCATACCGTCACTACGTTTACCTTTAATATATTGCTTTAATTCAGCAGCTGCTCTTTTTGCACTAATAGTTTCCGTACGACCATCTTCGCCTCTAGCTTCTTGAGCTTCTTCGATAGATTCATTCGTACCCATTTTTTGCATGATAGCATTAATTTGATCATCTACACTCTGTAATGCTTCTCCATAATATTCAGCAATTGGCCCACCTTCTGGTTCAGCTTCTTGTTCCATATCAAATTCAATTTGTTTACGTTGTGCTTTTAATGCTGTTAATTTTTCACGATAAAAATTGCTAGGAGCTTTTGTAGAGTTCGATGTTGCAGGTTTAGATATATTACGCATTCCCATTTGAATAGGATCATTCCATCTCTTATCAGCTTCTTCTTGGCTAACTGCTTCATTGATATCAATATCTAACATATCAGCAATCATGCTTAATGATTCTGTGCGTGTATAACTATCGCTCATATATATTTTTTCAATAATATCTAACTCAGCCTTCGAAGAATTTAAAGCATTATCAAAAGCATCAGCTGAAATCCCTAACTCATCAGCGATCTCATCAAATATATCTCCTGAATATTCTTTTAATTGTTTAGCATTATATTCTGCTTGAACTTCAGCCATCGTAGGTAACCCCTTACCTTCTTTACGTTCCCAAGCAAAACCTTCACTTAGGATATTTTTAAGTTTAATCATCGTATTCTGTTCCTTTTATATAAATATCAAACAGTAAAAAAAGCCCTTGTGGGGCTTTTATAATGTGATTAAATCTAATTAATCAAATGCATTCTGCATCTTTTTTGTAATCGGATTTAACTCTTGCTGTACATACTTAATAACATTCTCAGATTCTGTTACTAATGTACCATGCTCACCGTGAGTAACGATACCTCCTTGTTTAGAAGTTTTCACTTTTAGGATACCATGTCCTAAGTCTGTTACCTCAACAGATTCTGATTCTAAACGGTGTGTGTTTGTGCTTGGTTCTAAAACAACTACTTGCATATGATTTGGATTTTAAATTACTTAATAAATATAATAAAACTTTTTCAATTAACCAACCTAATTATTAACTTTGTGCCGTTAATAATTCAAAGTATTGATCTTTATTTAAAGACACCATGTTACCACGTGGTTCCACCTCTGAAGTTAATTCTACTAATAAAACATCGCCTTGACGTTTTAATTCTTTAATATGTGGAATTAAATTTTCATGTATAAAAAATGTATGAGCAATTGCCTCCAATGGATCTGACTTGTATTGTTCGTCTATCCACAACCAATGTTCATTATTAGTAGTAGTACACCAACACTTAACTGCATACACAGATTCACGCAATCCTAATTTGGATCCATCAACACGGTGCGTTTCAAAAATAACATCATATTCTTTGTATCCTAGAAACTCTCCGGATTTAGAATATTGTTTGTGTTTCACAGGACGTCCTGCTGTGGCAATTCTTGTATGACCTAATTCTGCAATCATTTCAGGAACACGGATACTGCCGAATACCATAGATTTAAAATCTAAACTTCCAATCTGGAATGCTTCTGCATATGACCATGGCTTAACCGAATCATACTGCGTAGCAAACATATTCAGTGTATTTACTAATTTAACTAAACGATCTGGAGCAGCACATTCATTAACTAAGTTTAATATTGGATTTACAAATCCAGCAATAAAACGCTCTTTGTTTGTATATCTATTTTTTAAGTAACGAATAACATAATCATTTGGAATACCGGTTGGTGTATTGCCCCATGCACTTTGTGATACGAATCCTTCGCTAATAGTGTCATATACGAATAACGGCATATCTTTGAACAAACGAACTAACATAATTTAAAATTTAAAGATTACAATAAAACTCATTAATAATTTCTGGTTCCGAATTTCTTATTGGATATACATAATATTCCCATAAACCAACTTGTATTCCTACATCAAACCTACCACGCCAAGCAAGATGGCCATCTCTAAAATATCCTGAGAATGTACCTGTTTTTGCATTTCTAGGATCACCTGTGGTCGAACCACCGGGCCAACCATATAACAAAGCAAGTTGCCTCGCGGTTGATAATTGTGCTGCGTTACTACCTTTACTCATATCCTTATCATTTATCTATACTTAAATATAAGAATAATATTCCAATATACCAAATGATTTCCGCGGAAAGTTTATAAAAAATTAAATTAATTTTAAAATAAAGAACGCTAGTACGCCCTTTCTGCGCAGGGCCGTACTTACAGCAACCTATGTCCAGTAAAAAAGGGCTAATAAGCCCTTTACACAGTGTCGGTTACATGGTCGGATCATTAGGCGTGTCGATACCCGATGCATCATATTGAATCGGCTTATTTAAACGACGAGGTTTATCTTGGAAACGGGTCCATTGGTCCGACGTTTGAGTTTGATCAACCATCCACCAATCAAAATGTACCAATTTCCCATGGCGACTCCAACCCATATTTTCTCCATGTGCTTCTTGTGTGAATACTTGGTTTCGTCGAAACGCTGCTAATACGGATTGTCGTTGTGTGATCATGGTATCAATCCATCTTTCTGGTAATGTTAGATTTTGGTGTTCATCAATGAAGCTTTCTAATTCTTCACGCGTGATTTCATCACTGAAACGCGGACTTAAATAATCGTCACTAATTTCTCGCCATACTTGTTGTTCGTGATTATCAAATGGAGTTACATAGTCCATTATAATAACATAAAATTGTCGACTACGATCCCAACTAGTTTTAAATGTTGCATAGTCAGGTGAGGTTGGATCAACAATGTCTCCTTCTAATTTGCGCACATCATATACGGATACGAGATGCGGAACATTAAGTTTAGTACGATATCTAGATGCAGCTGCGACTTCTTGTTTGTCGCCAGTAATCTTTAATACCTTACCACTCTTAAGAAGAAAAGCAACGCCGTTCATTCCGCCACCTAATTTCTTATCAATCTGTTCACCTAGTTTCGCTGCTATAGCAGGTACATGTTTCATGATCCAATACTTTACGTGGGCCGGGTCGGTATCGTGCCACTCCATTAACAGGGTCTTTAATTTAATCATGTTGTGTTCTCGTGTTAATAATTAACATCTTGTTTGATTCGTGCAATCATGTTAACAATCTCAGTTCCCCATGGAAGATCCATTAATGGTTCGGTAGACGTTTTCATATGCGATTGCATGTTGCCACAATACGCAATGTATGCAGCTGCTACCGCATTATCAACAGATGAAACCGTTTCATCTACATCAAAATCACGCATTGGTTCTAAGGCAGTTAATTTGGCTAACGCATCTTGCATTATAGCTTGGCGTTGCAACATGAGTTGCGTTGGTGTTTCCTGTTGTTCCGTTAACATGGATTTTAATCGTATCATGGGGTTCCTCGTTGTTGTTATTTTCGTTTCCGCTGAAGCTGGAAACAATTCACAGCCTTAACTTTATATATCATTATCATTATTAATTGAAGACACTACATCTTGTTGCGCCTCAGTTTGATTTAGTCCGTAAGCATCACAATGTCCACTAGGTTGCGAAGCACATGCAGACACTAGTGCTGCGACGCCGATTATGTATACGATTCGTTTCATGCTATATACTCATTTTTATTATAAATATTATCCAGTAATAAAGACAATACCTTTATACCGATATAAACGATGTGAATAAAAATATAGGGTATATCGTGTGATATTGTATATAAAGCAGGATATAAAGGCATATAAGGGGAGGAATGTTTTATATGGGTACCATATCCTAATAAAGAGCACCTATATAGCAAAAAAATTACCCGTGCGGTGAAAATCTATATAACCTTCATCAGCCAGGGGTGGGTAAACGGGGTGTTAATGAAACCCTCCCCACCCCCCCTATATGACCCCTATATGACCCCTAAATACACCCCCACCCTACCCCAGTACAATAGGGGGGTCTATCCCCACCCCTATATACCCTATATACGTTATGCTACCCTATTACCGGACGAGGTATGTCTATCATGTTGCGACGCTTCACTCCCTGGTATTCTGATACACCTATATTGTGTAAGGTTATCGATAACACGCTCCATGCATTGCGAGATCCATATGCCTCTCTGCTGTCATCTCCATAGTACCATATGTCGAACATTAAGCTGTTCCATGCATTAAGCTCTTCTGTGATGATCAATTGGATCATTGCTTGTTTTGTCACTCGGGTTTTCATTGCTACTCTCATCTCTCTTGTTATTAAATTAATATATCTCTTACTTCCTATATATAAAGATAAGGTTTATTTGGTTCGGATCCTAGTCTTTTGTTAACTTTGTTTAATCTTTTTTTACAATGCAAAGCCGGGACCTTTTGGATCCCGTGGGCTTATTAAGCGTCTTGCTGCTTTGCTATTAGGTGGTGGTAATGTCTATGATGCTGAGATGATTTGCTCTGCTACTAACATTGTCGGATCATCAAAGCCCATTGCACATATTCTTGCTGCTTTAATAAATGATCTCAAGTTAATGTCTACTCCGCCATATTTAGCATCTAACTCTTTCATTATCTCTAATGCTTGTTTCTTAGCCGCTAACGGTATGCGAGGCTCCATTGTCTCTAATAGCTGAGTCATTCTTTGAAACATTTGCTGAGTATTCATTGTGATATCAGCTACAAAAGATCTACTGCGAATTGCACTATCTAATTTGCTTTGGTGAATATTAGAGATAAAGATGATTTTACCTGTGAACTCAAAGTGTGCTGGTATCGGTTCGCCAAATTCATCTTTAAGAGGCTTAGTAGAGATATAAGAGATCTTTCTAGTGTCATAGCTGTCTAATGCTGCTTTCAATATATTCACAGCATCATCGTCTTTGAATACAGAGTCACAATCATCTAACACAATAATCTTGTCAGAGTTTTGATAAAGTGTAATAAACAATCCGGCAGCGGTAGCTTTGCCTTTGAAGTGCTCAAAGTCATATGACTCTCTTAAACCTAAACCTTTAAGAGTTTCTTTTACTAGGTGAGTCTTACCTACTCCTGCCATGCCCGTTAACACTAATGATGGTTGGATCCCTTTACCTACCATTTTAGTTAAGCGCTCTAAATTAGAGAACATTACCTGTGGATCTCTCGATTCAACTATTGATAAGAATGACATCTTAGCCGGACCGGAATGAGTAGGTGCATTAGTGTTAGCAACTCTTTGAACTCTGCCAGTACCGGTAACGATCAATTTCTCGTTATTCGATTCTGCACTTCTCAATTGAACATCGCGGATCAAACCTGCTTGAGCAATTTCACCTGTGCTGATGTTTTTTGCTACTAATTTCCCATTTACTCTTACTGCTTCGAATACATTCATAATCTCTCTTTTTTAAATTAAACTATATCTCTTACTTCCTATATATAAAGATAAGCATTTTTAATATAGGATCCTAATCTTTTTGCTACTTTGTTTAAAAAAAGTTTAACTTATTTTTCTGATTTAAGTTGATCGAATACTCGGCCGATGCTGTGCATTATTTCATTTACATCCAAATCAACTGTGCTTAACTCGATAGTTTTGCCGTCATAGCCCAATTCGAATTCCGCTGACTGTAAGTCGATAAACTCACTACCGCAACGATCGAAGCAGTTTTCAATGGATCCCATGAGTGTATCACATAGTTCCCCAGTTAACACATTTGTTTCCGGCTCCGGATCGATCCCTTCGATAATTGCAATTACTTGCTGTAATGAATAGAATGAATCTAATTGATTCTTCAATGCTGCTAATGTTTGTGCCTTTGTCATAATCTCTCTTTTTAAATTATTAATTAAATTTCCTATACTTAAAGATAAGCATTTTTAGGTTAGGATCCTACCTTTTTGTTAACTTTTTTTAATTAAAGATTATTGAGTAAACGAATGCCTCTCCGGCTAATGTTTGCTGTAAACGGATCATTTCTAATTGAGCTTGGCTCTTTGCTGGCGTAATTCTTTTAAAAGGTTTCATATCTCTTATTTAGTTTGATTAATAAAACTTAACTCTAATTCAATAATGCTTTCTAACAACGTCGGCAATAAAAACAAATCCATAACCGACTCAGCTGGTAGTGCTTTCATGCCATCTAGAATAATAGTGGTAGCAGCATCCTCAGACATATTACCTTTAACTTTTAAAGTCACAACCGCGCGACCGATAATCTGAAACATTTTCTCTCTTTTTGTCATAACCTTTAATTATTAATTAAACTTCCTATACTTAAAGATAAGCATTTTTCACTTCGGATCCTAATCTTTTCCGAGAAAAGTTTCAATTATTTATACTGCTCTAACAATTTAATTCCTGGCAATGCTTTCAATGCATTCTCTGCTTGGCGAACCAATTGTCTAGCTCTCTCGCCAGTAACATTCAATTCCTCAGCAATTTGATCCATACACATTTCATATTCAAAGCCAATACCATAAAAGCGAGTGATAGCCTCTCTTTGTTTAGGTTTCAATTGTGATAATGCTCTTTGAACATCATATTTCAAATCAGCCGTGTCGCGAGCGGATTTACCAGATTCAGATGCTAAGTAGCGATCCGCATAGGTTTCTGTATTGTCGCCATCCCCAACCGGAGTAGAGATCGATTTAGTTGAATATTCGGCTGTCTTAGTTAAATGAGATGGTACTCTCACTGTGCGTGACATATCATTCAAAGCTTTTTGGATTTCTGCGCGGATATACCATACAGCAAAGGTAATGAACTTGAACCCTCTGCTAGTGTCGAACTTCTCAGCTGCTTCAAACAATCCAATATTACCAAATCCAATCAAGTCCTCCAATCCGATACCCATTCCCTGATATTGTTTAGCTACTTGCAACACAAAGCGTAAATTGCTTTGAACCAATTGGTTTACTGCATCTCGGTTACCAGACTGTCCTGCTAATGCTAATTCAACCTCTTGAGCTTTAGACAACAACGGCGCCTTTTTTACTTCCTGGATATATCTCAATGTGCTTGCTACATCCGTTACAATTGCTCCTGTGGTTACATGAATTTTCTTTGCCATCTTTATAACTTTTTAATTTATTAAATATAAGGTTTATTTGAATAGGATCCTAATCTTTTAGGATCTTTTTTTAACACCATTTGATTTTTAACTTTTGGCGAACTTGATCCACATCAGCACCTGTAATCTCATTTTCACATTGACCTACTAGGTTTTCTAACTCATCAATTGTCGTAACTCTCTCCGCTTTAGCTAATGCTAATAACTCTTTAAAACCTTTTGTCATAATCTCTATCATTTAAATTAATACTTAAATATAAGCATTTTTCACTTCGGATCCTAGTCTTTTAGGAACTTTTTTTAAACTTTGTTTTGGGTAGTCAGGACAGGATTCGAACCTGTATGATAACTTATGAGCAGGACTTGCACCGGGTTTTTCGAGGTTACTCTGCGTTATCTTTAATGTTAACCTTTATTCATAGCGTCTACCAATTCCGCCACCTGACTATTTTATTACTTAAACTTCTTACCAGTTACTGCATTGATCGACATACGAGGCGATGAAGCCAATTTAAGCGCTTGTGCTGCTGCATACTCTGCTCTTTTGTCTTTGATACCTTTTTCTGCTGAACGAGCATCTAAACCCATTGCTACTGCCACTGCATCCGATCCAGATGCTGCGGTTCTTGCTTCTTTGCCAAATCCTGCGATGATCCCGTCTTGCTTAACAAATCCTGAATTTCTTCTTCCAATACTCATAACTCTCAAATTTTAAATTAATAACCTTATTTCTTTCTATACTTAAAGATAAGCATTTTTCACTTCATATCCTAGTCTTTTCTCAGAAAAGTTTCGAAAATGTTTCAGCTCTCTTTAAGCACTCAAAGTGACCTACCGAGTTCCGTCCCCATATTTCTGCTTGGCCGGAATGGCTGCATTTAGGAATAACTGTGAATAAAACTTCATTCTCATTGCATATACGGAAATCGTCATATAGTGATCCAGCACCCGGACAATTATTTTTAAAGAACACATATGTGCTTAATATATCGATCTCCGGATTGGCTGCAATGAACTTTTTTACCTTAGGGAACAATGCCTTTGCTTTGCGCTCTAATGATGAATCTTTGCAGAACCAATCATAAAAGTTAAAACAATCATTTTCCGATCCTTCACTGTCAATAATTCTGCCTGATGCAAATGCATTCAATTGTTCTGCTAATGTCGTTTTCATATTCTCTCGGTTTAAAATTAAGGACCATTCCCTAATTGCTATACTTAAAGATAAGCATTTTTCACTTCGGATCCTAATCTTTTCGCAACTTTGTTTCAGAAAAGTTTATGGTTGAATAACCCATTCCTCAGTGGATCGATCCCATTGCGCTACTGTGGTTGAGTTACACGGATAGCCATGGCCAGCTACTTCTACATTCTCAATACCCATCGGATGATCCGGACCATTCCAATCCACTGCATCTACATCCAATTCTACATAACCTCGTCGGTCACCTCTCTCATTGAATAATAATACATGCACAAACCATCTCGGCTTGTTATCCCAATTGTACCAATCGATACTGCTAACCATTCCTTCCTCAGCTTCCTGAATCATCCCTAACTCTTTCATACGAGTCGTTAAGTCCTGATCGAAATAATGCATTTGTGTCTCTGACGGTCTAAAATCTTCTCTCATCTCTTTAAATTTAAATTAATATCTCTTTCTTAAAGATAAGCATTTTTCACTTCATATCCTAGTCTTTTGTTAACTTTGTTTAAACTTTGTGCTGCTCTTTAATGCAATGCTTAATGTCGCCGATGGTACGGATCCCTTGCCTGGAATTGTCAATTGCAATAACCTTAGTGGAATCCTTTAACAATTCAGCCAATGGATCGGTAAAGGTTAATTTGACTTGTCCATTGCCGATTCCAACTCGTCTAGCTATTGGCAGTACTTCGCCGGTGCTAGGTATTCTCACTCCGAATGTTGTGCTCATATCTCAGTTTTAATAATTAAAATAAATCAAATTTCCCGTCTACGAATAATATGGACTCTCCAGCATCACAGCCGGCTACATCGATATTGCAATATCCATCATTTGGATTACATAAATTATCCATGTCTATTATTACAAACTGGATCCCGCTCTCCTCTAATAATGTGATAAAGGCTGCTGCTTTATTTGCCTTTGCTAATTTGACAATCTCTTCATTTCTCATATCTCTTATTTATTTGCTATAGCACCTAATGTGCCTGACATTAATATTATTAAACCAAATCCATTTCCAAATGCTAACATTATACCTCCTAGCATCATTGAGGAGATCCCTATAATAAATCCTACGTTTCTCATTTGTCTAGTTTTAAAATTGAAAACAACCCGGGTTAGTTTTACTTGGCTTAGCTATCCTAGTCGCAATATATCTGCGATTGAAGTCGTTAAATTTGGAATTAAATTTATAACTAACCCAATAATGTTTACCATTAATGGCTCCTAAAATAATTGTGGTATTTTTACCCCAAATTTCTGTTGCGATGCGACTTGCTATTGCCGGCTCGAAGAACTCTGCTAACTCTTCCAATTGTAATCTTGCTTTAACTCTCATATCTCTCTTTTTTAAATTAAATTATTATTCCCTTTCCCTATACTTAAAGATAAGCATTTTTCTCCCCGGATCCTAATCTTTTACCAGAAAAGTTTCAGAAAAGTTTACTGGCTAATTAAAGCCAATAAATCCTTTTTCTAATTCAATTTCTAATTCCTCAGCTATTTCCTTAAGTCTGAAGCTAGCAGCGCTTTCAAGCTCTTCCTCTACTATCACAGATACGTCATGCACTGTGTATCCAAATCCAAATCCATAACATGTAACTGCACATTGGATTCGCTTCATTTCTGGCGTTGCCTGATCTTTGAATTCGGCATCTAACATGTCCTCCGGATCATCGAAATCAGTAGCACAATCAATCATTGCCGCCTGCCACAGTGAGTTAACTTCATCAACTACTACTCGCGCCACTTCTTCATTGTGGGCATACATCTCTTTGCTCCATGGCTTTGTGATTGTGATCCCGTACTCAACTTTTGCTTCTTTTTTCATATCTCTTTCTTTTTATTAAAGATAAGCATTTTTCTTTTATCGTCCTAGTCTTTTGTTAACTTTGTTTAAACTTTTCTAGAATACCGGCTAGCATCAAACTCTTTAATTTCCCATTGTGCTTTAAGCACTTTTGGATGATCCTGATCGAATCTAACACCAGTATCGTTACGGGTATTGTGGAAGTGTAAATAACGTCCTCGTTCTGACATTCCTAAATACTTCATACTCGGATAAGTAGTATCGATACACTGAACGATATATACATTGCCTTCTCTTAATAAATGTGTTCCTCTCATATCTCTTGTTTTAAATTAATTTTCTAAATCCTCTCCTAGTGAAAATACTACTGCCAGTATTAATACTATTAATATTATAAAGCCCTGCATTAACCTCGCATTTTGCTAATACCTGAGTGAGCTATCTCAGCAATAATGTCAATTAATATGCGAGGATCGACCTCATTTATAAACGTGCAACCAGCACCGCCATAACCATATTCAGCCACTAACACGCCATCTACAAATATTTGTGCTAGATCCTCATCTAAGAATGTTCTCACTTTAACTACTCGATCTTGCACCTCAAACTGTGATGCTACTGCGTTTTCTAAATTTCTCATATATTTCATATATCTCTTATTTTTTATAAATTTAAGCATTTTATATTTATCGTCCTAGCAAATTAGCAACTTTGTTTAAATTAATTTAACTAATGTATCATTATCTAAATTCCAGATCGTACCGCTTACAGTTGCTACGTCGACAGTATACTTTTTCTTTTTTACTACTGTCAAGTGATATATCTCTATATTGCCGCGATTGTGTAATCCCAATTCTACTACTTGACCTTTTGCTACTTCTCCTACTTCTATCATATCTCTCTTTATTTAATTAATAAACTTCCTATACTTAAAGATAAGCATTTTTCACTTCACGTCCTAGTCTTTTCACAGAAAAGTTTCAACAAAAGTAAACATTTATTTCAGTAGTAAAGGATCCCGGTAAGGATCCCTAACTAGATAAGAGTGGCCAGAATGAGAAGAGATATGATAAGAGAGAGATATGAAACTCATTCTGGCCGATAAGAAATGGATCGATCCAACGATCCTGCAATTATGATCCCGACGCCTTACACGGCTCTCCAATTGTTTCAGTGGTTACCGATCCACCGGGATACTATGTAGCGCGGGCTAGACTCGAACTAGCGATCTTCAGGTTATGAGCCTGCCGAGATACCAACTTCTCCACCGCACAATATATTATAGAGCCGGAGCCGGTAGGCGAACTGAAAGCTTAATTCCAGGCGCCTGTGGTTGCCGGCTCTATGTTTAACCTAAATGTCTTTATGCCTTATTTCTATTTATATAATAGCAAATCTAAATCTAAAATCCAACCTAAATATCAACTATTTATTGTCTAAATATAAACCGTCTAAAAGCAGCCTACCTGGCCTAAATATAGCGTGTATATGCTGCGTCTAAAAATAGCCTGGATATGGTCTAAAAATCAATCCGGCATATTGCTCTAAAAATAGGATCCACTTCGTCTAAAAATAGATCCCACATATTATGCTCTAAAAATAGGATCCGGATTGGTCTAAAAATAAATGCTGAATAATGATCTAAAAATCAATCAGCATCTCCCTCTATAATATCCACACCAATTATATCAATGTCAAAGTCAAAGCAATCCGCTTCGAAGTCTACATCACCTTCACATATACAATCATGAGCCAGCTCCTTAGCTTCTTCTTCGGATGCGGCCTCCACCTCCACCGCAGCATTCTCGGTAATGGTTCTTTCTAAATATACTATGTACTTTGCCATTGTGTTTTTTATTTATAATATGAAATATACTGCTAAAAACCAACCTCAATCTAAAAATACGTTACTCCGTATAGCTAGCGAACCGAATGTACAAGTTCTAAAAGTGCGATTCTTCTAAAAATAGCCTACCCGGATCCTGCTAGAAATAGCCTAAAAATAGCTGGGTAATGGTGATCCTGGCCTAGAAATAGCCTGATCGTTCTAAAAATCAATGCTACGATACTCTCCGTATAGCTAGCAATCCGACCAGAAACCTCGTTATAGTGCGCCTAGTTCGGTTTTGCGGTTACTCCGTATAGCTAGTGTTCTCCATGATCCCAATGTATTACCTTTAATCCCATACACTAATATAAGAATAATATTTCACAGTACCAACCTTTCCGGCAACTTTATTTCGCGTAAACTGGAAAAATAATTGAGGTTTTTCTTGGATATGTGGAAAACCTTTTTACGCACTTTTAACGCACTCGACACCGTATCTGGATTACTGATATTCGTTACCAGGCGATAAAGAGTCTACGCCCCCCGTAAACATTGTATAGGGAGGGGTATATATATAACCTCTCTGTCCTGATGCTCCTAGACACACCACCACCCACAACCTCCACACCCGTATCTCTGAATAATAAATGCATCTGAACAATTTAACTATATTCATGTTTACACCATAGACACCAGGTGACCTGAGCCACGACCTAATAACGTACTGAGCATACGTTGTCTTTTTTGTGCTATTTGTGTACGTATTAACTTTATTACTCTATATACTCGATGTATTGCTTTATGTATTAGTATTCGTGTTCGTTGCGTTATGCTTATAAACATTCTAGTTCTATCCGGGAAATTGCAGGTTTACAAATTAGTCCGGAGGTTATGGTAAGTATTTAACTATTAACACCATTCCCATCAAAATTGAGTATATTGTGGTCATTGCAACTAACAAGGTCCACCCTTTCATATCTTCATCATAAACGTTATAATGTCCATATATTTTTTTAAACCTCAACAATCCGAAGATTGCATACAATATGCTGATAATTGTTAGTGTGATCATTGTTTTAATTTTTAGTTAATTGTTCTTCGTGATATAATTTGGCATACTCTTCCATTGCTTTTATGATGAATCCTTTCATACAATCTTCATCTGAACCATATTTTGCTTCATATACTAATTTAGTAATTTCATACATACTTGGTGCACCTATTTCTCCGAATTCTTCAAATATTTCTTCCATCTTATTTCTTTTTAAATTGTTCAAACCATTCATCAAAATCATAATACGTTTGATTTACTCCACCATGTTTTCCAACTGTATATGCTCGTCTTAAATCTTCCTCACTATACATTTTTTGGGCTTGCCATTTAGCACCTGCTACAAACATATTAAACTCATCAACTGTACCTGCTAACCTATCAGCAGCTTCTTCTAATGTTTCTTTTTGCATTTTATTTCTATTTTAATAATTTTCTAGCAATAAATGCTGCAATACCAATTGCAATAAAGATAAGTGCAAAAGGTAATTGTTCAGGATAAAAGCCAAATTCCATCTTATTTCTTTTTAAGTATTAAACAACCATTTTCATCTAGTTTTTCTTCAGGATAACTACCTTTTAATAATTCAGGTATTATATTCATTTCAATCTCAACCTCTATTTCTGTTGGTTGTTGTAGTGATTGGATAAATTTTTCTTGAATTTCTCTTAATTCATCTTCATCAGTTTTATTAAAATGTCTTTGATTCCAACCATATTCAAAGGCTTTAATAATATCAAATTCAGTAAACAACTTGTCTTTATTCAACTCTATTGCTTTATTGAAACCTTTAATGAAACCTTTAGCCATTTTTTCATTCCCAACAAAAGTGGTTTCTTCATTAATTGTCAATACTGCCAACATCTCAACATCAACAACTCCAAATATCTCATCACAGTTTTCTTTTGATAGTTTACTATTACAACCATCTATTGTAGCAGCAATTTTATGACCATCTTCATTATATAAACCATAATGATCCTCTCTTTTTACTAATTCAAATCTTTTCATCTTATTCTGATTTAAAGGTTTTTACTTGTTGGTTTTCCTTTTGTTTCAACCCAAAGTTTTAACTCATTATATAAAATAATGTCATCATTAAATGTTGGTCCAAATCCTTTAAACATATAAAGAAATTGTTTTGCCCACCATAGTTTAAACTTAAATGGTAATTTGTGAAAGTGTTTTTTCATCTTATTCTGATTTAAAAGTTTTATCATAATAGTCTTTTGCCTCCCCATTTCTACTCTTCCTAAATGGTGGACTATAAAATCCATTAATATGAGCATCTTTTATCTGCTCTTTCTCCATTGCCGTAGCCTGTTCGAGAATAGCATACCAAGTTAACTTGTCTATCGGTGTTTCCCACAATCGTTGAAACAACCATTCCGTTGCTGTCTGTTTCATTGTTCTATTTCTTTAATTTTGTACTGCGGATCATCTTCGGAAATAAATCTAATATTAATTTTACCATTCATATTAGCACCATATGGATTTGTTAAAACCGTATTAAATCCCCATCTAACTGGCATCTTTGTATCTTCCAACCATCTCGCGATTCTCTATATATTGTATCAGCAACATATACAATAGCCTTAGTTACAACACCAGCTTTAATTGTATATTGATAATTTGTATGTGGTAATATTGTTTCTCTGATTGTATCTTGTTTTTGTATTAATACAAACTTTGCTGTAACATTGGAATGATTATTAACCTCAAACAATCCGGTTCTATTTAATACACAACCATGTTGTTTTTTTATACAAGATGTTATTACTAGCAATGATCCTAGAATAATTGGTAATATTTTCATATATCTTCGTTTAATTTACCTAAATCATCTTTTAATCGTCTCATGAATGATTCTTCTCCATCATCGCCTGATAGCAACCAATCTACTCGTTGTGCATATACCTCAGCAATTCTCAATGCTCTTACTGCATTTTTAAATTCTTCAATCACTTCTGCTGGATATTCATAATGCTTTAAGTCCTCAGGATATTTTGTATACCAATCCGGATCTCGCCAACCAGCTTCATCTTTTAACTCAGAGTCGGTTTTCTCTCTACCGTTGTTAATAATTTCTTGCTCAATACTGTCAGCAATATTTCTAATCTGATATTGACTGTAATCAAATGCTCCTCCGCTCATATCTCTTATTTATTAATTACTTTTAATTTTTTACTATAATATGAAAATAATAACAATAATCCAACCAACACACTAAATCTTTTTATCCGTTAATTTGTTGTTTTTTTAATTTACTTACTGCCTCAGTGGTAGCAATGTTAGACTCAATTCTATCAACATGTGCAATGATATATGAATTCAGTTTGTCAAAGTTAGAATCTACTTTCGATCTTAAATTTGATAATTCATTTTCCACAGTGTCTGATCTACTATTCATTACGCGGTGCAAAAGATTGTCTGATTCTTCCCATCCTCGTCGTTCCTCTTCGAATCTTCTATGAATGTGATCAATGCTTAAATTGATTTGAGTTAATGAATCAGTTGCAGTTGTTTCAATTCTGTTTATTCTAGACATGATATTAAGTACAACAGGAACCGCAATCCCTACTAATACAAATAACATCCCTAACATAAAAAATATAGCTATTTCCATAATATTATCCTTTTAATTTATAATAATGAATTTAGCGTGCTGACCGGATTATTGTTATATTATTTTGTTGTTCGCATCCAATATGCAATAATTGCAATTGCGGATAAACTAATTAGAGCTAGTACTATCATGTGTCGCGTCGTAAATTAGTTTAGTAATCTCATACATTGATGGTGCACCGATGGTACCGAATTCTTTGAATATTTCTTCCATGTTATTTATTGGTTTAGATTCTTTTTGTGGTATGATGATTTTATACATCATCTTAAATGTTAGAGGAAATTCAACAAGTTTTTTATTCACCTCAACAAACTCACAAGAACTATTCTTTACAAACCATTCTAAGAACTCATCATAAATAGCTTGAACACCATCTGCAATTAGAGTTGGGTCTGTTGTTAGGATGATTTTTTTGTTCCTGTCTAAAGTTTGATAGGTTTTTTGAGTAAAACTTCCTTTACCATCTTTGGATTCTATGTGAAAACATAATTCTCCGTCAATAAATATGTTTTTACCTACACCAAATGGAGGGTAAAAACTATAATCTCTTTCTTTAATTTCTTCATCAGAAGTGATGTAAATGTGTTGAGTGTTTCTTGTATGTGAATATTCTAATTCACATAATGCTAATCTCATTCCTTTTTCATCAGTCCAAAGATGCAACCTGCTTGGTTGGTCTGTTGAGATAATGTGTATGTTTTTCATATTACTTCTTTTTTAAATGTATCGTTATAATATTTATCTCCGTACTCAATACCATCAGTACCAAACATATCTTGGTGGCATTGTGCTGCAGCTTGGACTATGTCATCCTTCTCTAGTTCTAACATTGATTCACATTGGCCAGTAAGCCAAGTTAATGCTAATTCATATCCGGCTGTATACTCTTCGGATTTATATAACTCAGGCAATATAGTTTGTCTATATTCAATTGCCTCTAGTAAATGTTGAATTGCTGTTTTCATCTTATTTAGTATTAAAATATTTAGCATATACCGATCCATCTCTGATATCCTTTGTTGGTGGAGTTATCTTTTTCATTAACTCTGCATACCGTTGTTGTATCGGTATCGGTGTGGATTCTGTTTTTTGATATGGTGGATGTTCGCGCCGTTCATTATCAAAATTCTTATTTGGTTGGATCGCTCCCATTATGCTTTGTCTAATTCCTTAACCAATTTGCGCAATGCTTTGAGTTGGCCATATGTTATATAAAACGTCTGTTGCTGGTTTGATGCATTAATGCATACATCATATCCTCCTCCATTTGTCCATTCCGTAACTTCTATGAAGTCATGACTGCCAATATTGGAAAATATACAATGCACTGATAACTCAGTAAATGCTGACTTACGTGTATTGATTTGTATATTTGCAGATGTTGTTTTCATAATTCACTTAAAAATTCGTCTGCAACTGTTTCGAATGACCAATTGTGATCCTCTATCAAATCTAATTCTGACATAAAGCATTGAAACTCTATCAATTTGCTTCTCATTATCTTGTTAATTTTAGCCTCGAGGTAGCTGGTTAATAGAATGCCAACCGGATTATTTTCTTGACCCAATGACTTTAAAATGTCATTTTTCATTTGTTCTATGTCTTCCATAACTATTTATTTTTAATTACATAATAACCATATTTATATGGCTGTGATCCATAATCTATCTGTCCCATCTCTACAAAATCTTCTCCATCTTCTGTTTCGTGTACTGCTACAACATGATACTCTGCTGGGTCAAATTCTTGTACTTTACTAATCTCTTCTGGATGAAGAAATAAGTAATCTCCATACTCTGCACTGTCTTCTTGTGCTACTACTAAACCGCTACCATATTCTGCGAAAAATTCTGCTTTATTCATATCTCTTAATTTTCTATATAATATAAAATAGAATCCACAGATCCAACCAATTGGACACAAAAAAAGCCGACCTTAGTCGACTAACTTAATTCATTGCTTTTAATAATTGCTAATATTTTATGCCGCCATGCTGTTGCATTTTGAGCATAACCTGCATTAGAGATTGCTAAGATCCATTGATGTGTATCATCGGTACCTGCCAACTTTCTATAAAATGATTTATTGCAAATTAGTTTACAAAATCCTTCATATGATGCTGTATCACTTTTAAAATATCGATACCTGGACCTGTAATGTGGATTCTTTCCTACAATACCAAAGTGGTTGTTTGATTTTCTGGCTAACATGCTCTTACCGGCTCCTGATTCATAATAAGCAATTGCTAACATTACTGAACTAGGTATTTGGTATATTGTTTCTAAACTATCAGCTAACAACTGATACTTGTTAAAATATGTTTGTGATATTAATGTAGTAAATGCAACACAACATATACTTGTTATAATTAATTTCAAATTCTATCTCCTAATTGTTCCTTAAATATTCATGCATGACACATATTGCACTATAAAATGTACCAAAGGCCCATGCAAATATAGTGTCAAATGGCATTGCAATTGCAATGGTTAATATTGTATTTGAGATTGCTGTTAAGCATCCTAACATATACAACCAAAAAACATATGTAAATTTACTTTTTGGTTTGGTAGTTATTTCTGGCAGATATGGATTCCTGTCCCCAGTCCATGGATCATATTCTGGCATTTTATTGTTTGGAAATTTTTCCATGTTTATTATTTTAAAAGTTTTTCGGTTATTTCTTTCCATTCAAAGTATTCTACATTAACTCCGACACATGGATCCTTAGATATTTTAATGTCAAGCAGTTCCTCAATATCATCATCAATGTGAATTGTAAACGCTTTGCCTTTAAGGAATTCTATTTTAGGTTGATGTGAAGTAAACACAATACGATCTGCATTGATACCTACTCGTTCAGCAACTTCAAACAATTGGTTATTCTGACGTTCAACCCAATGATGGCCACGTTGCAATGCTGACTCGGTATCTTGTCGGGATGTTACCAACCAAACTTCATGGCCGGCATCGATGCATTGCTTAGCAAACTCTTGTACATCTGGTCTTGTCAGTGTACTATCAAAATCAAAACTTATTTTCATGTTACATGTTATCATTATATGGATAATCATCTACAATATGACGCTTAACAAAACGTTTCCAGGCATCTCGCAATGCAATGATTAATCTTGTTATGGTATCCATTAGTCTAAATAAATATCGTGAAACACAATACAATATGCATCTAGTGCGATGCCTTGCTGGATAATGGATTCTCGGATCATCGGATCTTTAATATTCTCTAACGATGCAATGATTAAGTTTGCATATATCTGTGCAACAAAACGGATTACTGTTTTCATATCTCTTTATTTTTTAAGTGGACAATTGTTATCTGCCTTCAACTCATTCAATGTGATACCGCAACGGCAACTATGTGTTCTGAAATTGTAATGACACAACTTTTTCTCTTTGCCTAACTCATTTACATGTAGCAATGCATTCTTTGCAAACATGAAATCTTTGTGATCGATAGATTCACCTGACGGATCAACTGATTGCTGAATTTTTAATTTTGACACATATGGTTGTTCCTTTTTGCATAACAATCCTGATTTTCTTAAAAATAAAAAAACATGTGTCAATAAAGATTTTTTACGTTTCATACTCTTATTTTTTATTATAATAAGAAATTAATGGCAGTTATCCAACCTTCTTTAGCTTATTCTTCCGCTTTTTTCTGTGTTTTCCGAACTTATTAACCGACTTCAATGCTTCGTAATACAATTTTATCATGTAATATAATAATAGTATATTCGCGATAAAAACTATTGCTGTAATCGCTGCTAATTCAATCGATGTATTTAGTCCCACCATCCTTCTATATGTCTTTCCATTATTTTAAATGTCAATTTACGACATCTGTATTGATTTTCGTGTGCAATCTCCATTGCAATTAATTGTTTATCCTTTTCTTCCCCACTTCGATCAAATCTATTAAGCTCACCAGATAATACTCTTTTATATTGAATTGGGTACTTTTTAAAGTATTCATCAAAATTTTCAGAGATTAGTTCAATCTCTAATCTTTTAGAATCTTTATATTCCTCAGGGATATCATCATCTTCCGGGATGGCTAACCAATTCCATTCGCTTTCATGGTAATCCATATACTCCATATCATAATAATCATCTTGACATCGTTGGATTAAACGAGAAGTTAATCTCATTCGTTCAGCATCTCGTTTAGCACTATTATGTCTATCATGGTCACCAATGTATTTTGCTTGGTGTTCTAATTTAACTTTAATGATTTCATATATGAAATTAGCATCCCAATCTCTGTCTTTCCATATAGTAGGAAACCATTTCCATAAATTTTTAATACCTTCGATGAAATCTTTGTGATAATACCTACCTTCAAATTTCCACCACAATCTAATGTTTAATATGTTTTTCATTGCCATTGTTATATAGTTCTATCATTGCATCATAATCTTCTCTATTGATTGCGATACATACATCATCAATTGTTACAAACACATCTGTTGCAAACTCCCTTATTATATTTAACTTTGAAGGATCCACCTGTATTGTCATGTACACCGATTCATTTGCAAACCGAGCTCGTACTGGATATTTTTTATAATTCATCATGATTATATAAAGTATATGTTGAATTTTTTGTTTTAAATTTTAATTCCGAATCTGTTTTCTCAACAATCTCAACAATTTCAGTGGTCAACCATTCATATGATGCTTGTCCTAGGATTGAATATGGACCAAACATACAAGAAAAATCTACTGCTGGTTCATCATGTAATTGTTTAGCTCTACTAGTTTCACGATCCCATTCAACCCATTTAACTAAATTAGAATAGTGAGTTGAATTGTCATGTTCGCGTACCAATGAGTATTTGAATACATGAGTACTATCACATACATTGCATACATTGTCATTCAATTTCTCGCGACATTCTGTTTTAGCGTCGCAACTTCTACAATATCTTGTTACCATATTTAATCTAATATTAAACCATAAGTACTCAGTGCCTCTCGTAATAGTTCACGATATCTTTCAGCTAAATCATGCTCTAACGCAGATGCTTCATCTTTCAGTGATAATGCCGATTGACCATATTTAGTTGTTTTTCGCAATTCTTGATCTAGATCCCACATTGCTAGTTTCCATTTATAACCATCTAATGCTGACTTGATGTCATCTTGCTCTTCGACTGAATCGAACTCTAATATAACTTTTCCCATACTATATAAAATTTATTTCGTTTGTAATTGGATCCCACTCAAAGTGCCACATATTTTGTTCATATTCATATTGTTCATTTAACACAGATGCATTGAAGAAATGTGTTGTTCCATCAAAGTAATATCCATGTCCGGAATGAATATGACCACATACATGAATCTTAGGTTTAACCACTGCAATTCTATCTGTTAACAATTCACAACCTAAATGAACACCTCTTCTATTGTATACTTCATCTACCATGCCCCATGCAGGACCATGTGTAAGCAATATGTCGGTATTGGTTGGTATTGCATCCCATTTTGATTTTAACACATCACCATTTCTTGGTAAATTAAACGCCCAATCATAGAACTCAGGTTGCCATGGTGAACCATATATTCTGATATTGTTTTCTGGTAGGTCTCCATTAGGCCCATCTCTATACAACACTAATTCAGTATCTTCTAGGTAATCGATCAATTTATATCCGGTTAGAATACCTTGCATTTCGTCAGGTTCATTCTGCATTATACGATCATGGTTGCCGGCTATGAACACAATATCATCATAGTCATGACCTTGCATCCATTTAAAAAAGTCTTCTGCTTGTGTTTTACTATAACCAGATGTCATAAAGTCACCAGTATGAATTAATAAATCACCACCAGGTAATATTACAGATCGGTGTTGGCCGTGGGTATCACTAATTAATGTAACTAACATATTGAATTTCTTTTATTATATAATATATAAAAACATAAAAAAACCCAACCAAAGTTGGGCTTAATATTATCGAGTTGCTGGAGTAATAAATAATATAGACTAAATCCAAAATAAAATCTAAATCAAAGACCCCTCCTTACTACAAAGGCAAAGTTAATAACTAAGTCTAGAGTTGTTAGCCAATTATCTATTTAAAGCAACCTGTCTAACCGTTGAGTTCTATCTCAGTTTTTTAATTTGTAAAGAGGGCGGAAGTTACAATTCATTGCGAATTGAGGTATGATCTTAATCAAAGATTTGCTGTCTTGTATAATATTTTTCATATGAAAATATCTATTACTCCAACATTAAAATAGTCAGCTTCCACTTTTGTTTCTACTGACTATTAACTCAATGTTAATTTGTTGTTTGCATGAACTGGTCAACAACTGATTGGAACCTTGCTGGAACTTCAATTTTTAAATTAATGATGTTCTCAATCTCTTTTAGTCTAGCTTCTTCCCAAACCAAATGAGCTTCTTTGTATGCGTTATTCCATTCACGTAATGCCTTTTCGTGTGCATCTAATATGGTTTGGTTGTATTCATTACACTGAGCTTGCTCATCTCCGTTAACCTTAGCACGGCGTGCATTTTCTGCTGTAACCGCATTCTTAATCTTAGATTTAAAATAGTTAACACGTTGCTCGTATTTACGATGCAATGCAGACAATTCTTCATGCAACTCTGATAAATACTCCGGAGTATGATGAGGCGTAACAACTACTGGAGATTTCTTCCCTACCTCTAACTCAATCCATTCCAATGTTTTGATATTAGGTAACTCAGATCTCAAACGATCCAATATTCCATTTTTGTGAATGAATTGTCCAATGTGAGCAGCAAAAGCTTCTGCCTCAATAAACTCATTGTACTCAGCAACAGATAACTGATCCCAGGCCCATTCCTCATTTACATTGTATTCTGAAACAGGAGTTTTAAGTCCACCTCGTAATGGTCTTTCAATCTCATATTCAAAGTCTGCTTCCTTTTGTGTTTGGATCAATAGATCCTTAGCTTTAATGTTTTCCATTAAAAATGCTTGAGCTGCATGCAAACGAGATTTCTCTAACAACAATTCAACTACATTGCTAGGTAATGGATTACCTACGGTCTCAACATAATCAGTATCACCGTACTTAACTGTTTTTTGGATATTGTTAACTACTGATAACTTGTTTTGAATGTCTCGGCTTCTTTGATTGCAAAGGTTGCTAATTGATTGTGCCTGACTTAAAGATAATCCGTTTTTCGCTAATGAGTTTTTCATACTTTTTATTTTTTACGTTAATTTTTTAAATTTTTATATTAATAATATGTGAAAATAACATATACTATCCAACCTTTATTTTATATATTTTGTGGCCCATCCAGGACTTGAACCTGGGACTTTCGCATTATGAGTGCGCTACTCTAACCAACTGAGTTAAAGGACCTTCTAGTTTTTAAAACCCATCTATATTCGAGGTAAGGAAACTCCACTTATTGTTTTTTGCGTAGCCAGGACAGGATTCGAACCTGTATTCTTGTTACAATCTTTCGACCAAGATTTGCCTATACACACATGATGTATAATGCAGCGTCTACCAACGAGCGAGGACACCCCACTCCATTCCGCCACCTGACTCGGACTCGAACCGTTGAAAACACACACCTTGCAGTGCCAACAAAACCATGACCCCAGAGTTGTTATTGTCGAGTAGCGGAGCGTGGAATCGAACCACTCCTTTGGGTTATGAGCCCATTATGCAACCAGATACACCATACCGCTATATGAATTACCCATAGGACTCGAACCTACATTCTCCGGCTGTGACAGCCGACGCATTGATTTATGCTATAAGTAATTATTCAAGAACAATAAACAGAAATTAGTGTCGACAAATCTCCTTAGGCAATATGTTTATTTTCTTGTTAGGAATGGTTAATTACTCCATTCTTTGTATTCCGTACGGGAATCGAACCCGTGCCTCTGCCGTGAAAGGGCAGCGTGTTAACCGCTTCACTAACGGAACGTGTAGCAATATGGATGATTAAACCTAACGAACTATTGCTATATCCGATAATATGTTTCTCGCTACACATTATAAAAACGCTATTGATTTCGACCCAATAGTTAAGACGGCATGTTTCTAGATACATGATATCATAATGAGTAATCAACTCATCGTGGAGCCGGCAGGATTCGAACCTGCGAACTCAAAGAGGGCAGATTTACAGTCTGCTGGCATTAACCACTCGCCCACGTCTCCATTATAAAATGTTTTGCTCTTTTTAAACTAACTGAAGGTGTACTGCCGACAGTATTGGATTTGAACCAATATCTTTTTTGCGGTCCATGACGGTTACGATCCGTCTACTCTACCGTGACAGGGTAGGATGATAGCCACTTCACCAATGGACCTGATGATTGCCTAGCGGTTACTAGGACTTAAACCGTGGAGCTGATGAGATTCGAACCCACATCCTTTACCTTGCAAAGGTAACGCTCAGCCAATTGAGCTACAGCCCCATATAAGATAAGTGAATTTATCTTTTGTACTCAAGGAGAGACTCGAACTCTCACGCCTTGCGGCAATAGATCCTAAATCTACCGTGACTACCAATTCCACCACCCAAGCATTTTATTTATTCTAATATGTCAAAGATCTTATTGCTTATTTACTTTTATATAATATGAAAATTCATTTCGTTTTCCAACCGTTATACAAACTTTTTTATTTTTTTTTTTGAGGTTCTGATGAGATTCGAACTCATATACCACGCTTTTGCAGAACGGGACTTTACCTGTCAGACACAGAACCATATGGTGGACAGAGAGGGATTCGAACCCCCGACGCTTGGCTCTTCAGGCCAACGCTCTACCAACTGAGCTATCTGTCCATTTTGCACTCCAGGTAGGAATCGAACCTACAACCTCTAGTTTTGGAGACCAGCACTCTACCAATTGAGCTACTGAAGTAAATTATCCGACCTAGCTCGGATCACACATCGGATTCTTTATTGTACCCTCGCAGAGATTCAAACTCCGATTCTAGCATTAGAAGTGCTATGTCCTATTCAATTGAACGACAAGGGCATTTTGTGTAGTACTAGAAAGATTCGAACTTCCATCTCATGGTTCGTAGCCAAGTGCTCTATCCGTTGAACTATAGTACTATTTGGGGTGTTATGTGGGAATTGAACCCACGACCTTCAGACTCACAACCTGACACTCTGACCAACTGAGCTAATAACACAGTACCGAGAAATGGTAACGATCCATTCTAGATTCGGATATGAGCCAAATCCGGTCCCTGACCCCTCGATATATAAAGCGGAAAGCAGTGTATTCGAAACACATACCTTGCGGTACCACTCGCTTAGCAGGCGGTAACAGTAGCCCTGACTGCTTTACTTTCCATGGTACACATAACTGGAATCGAACCAATAACCTTTCGCGTATCAGGCGAATGCTCTAACCAATTGAGCTATATGTGTATTTTGAGCGACTAGACAGAATCGAACTGTCATCCCAGGCTTGGAAGGCTAGTATAATAAACCATTATACGATAGTCGCATTGTTGCGGGAACGGTAAGACTCGAACTTACTATCTTCTGCTTAACAGGCAGTAGCTTATACCACTTAAGCTTCATCCCCAATTGGTGCACCCTCTAGGATTCGAACCTAGGACCTATTACATGTAAGGCAATTGCTGCTACCACTGAGCTAAGGATGCTTGTTTGTGACCCCGGTTGGATTCGAACCAACGACTCCCTCATTAAAAGTGAGGTGCTCTAAACCAACTGAGCTACGAGGTCTTTGTTCTTGCGACTCTTGTCGCTCTTGTCACTTTCCATAATTGACCTTTTTTATGTTTAGTCTAGGTGGCAGGATTCGAACCTGCGTGCTGATCGCCCCAAACGACCCGAGATAAACCGGACTCCTCTACACCTAGTTATTATTGCGGAAAAGTGAGGTATCGATCCCCATACCTTTCAGTACCACTAGTTTTCAAGACTAGGTCAAGCGCCAGCTTAATTACTTTTCCAATTGCTACCCGGGGAGGAGTCGAACCTCCAAACTCCACAGTCAAAGTGTGGTGACTTTGCCAGTTTGTCTACCGGGTAATTTATATTTCCAATATGTCAATGAACATTTCATTATGAGCCTTTGGCAGGGATCGAACCTGCGACCTAATGATTACAAATCATTTGCTCTACCGTCTGAGCTACAAAGGCATTACATGTAAAAATCCGAGCCTAATTAAAGACCCGGATTCAAAATTATATATAATCGATATTATATCAACTTAAATCTCCGGGTATAATATACACGAACTGTTTCGGGTCAAGAATCACAACATTCGTATGGCCCATGGCATTGCGCGATGCACAATTGCTCTCTGTGTTCCAACTTTGTCTCGATATGTTATTAATTCTTTTCATCTTTTATAAATATATGTCTATTTAATTTTCTTACTATAATATATGAATTTTTTTTAAAAAATCCAACCTTTTATTAAATTAATTTAATAATTTCTGTTAATCTAACAATTTAATATTACTTTAATATCGATTCATAATGATTTGGATCGAATTTAATATCAGTTTTGGCATAAAATGCTTCTAACTCATTAACATATTGTTCTTCTAAACCACATTCCAATGTTTTATTAACTTCTCGAAATTGTTCTTCAGTCAACCATGGGTTTGATTCTTTGCTAACAGTTGCCCATTCAAATTCAAACTCATTGTCATTCTCGCCACCGGAATATTCAATACTTATCATTACTGGATGATCTACTCCTTCGAAGGTGTCTTCAATAAAATAAACAACACCATTGTCAAACTCTACTAATTTCATAATCTTTATTTTTATACTATAAATATAAGAAATTAATCAATCGAATCCAACCTTTTTTGAAACTTTTTTTTATTTAGTTAATACAATACCTTTAGCAATCTCAAATGAATATGGATCTGCTGGTCCTTTTCTTACTACATTATATTCTTCATGAACACCATAGTACCATTCTTCATAGAAATCTTTACATACTTCTATAGGTTCTAGTTTATGTATATCATCATACCCACCTTCATATCCGTTTACATATACTTCTGCAGATGGATCTATTTGTTGCAATTTGTCAATTAATTCTTGTACAGTCATGTTGCGTGTTTTTATGTTTGTCTTTACGAGTATACTTCTTCCTGTTGCGATATATATTAGGGCGTGTTGCTTGTAATATTTCTTGCTGAGTAATTTGTATTGTTTTCATTTGCTTTCTTTATTAATTAAATATAAGCAAATAGATCCAACAATCCAACCTATTTGGTTAGGTTACCACCTTTTTCATGCACTTCTTTGATTTTGTTCTTAACCTTATCGCTAATAGGTAAAGGTGTTCCTAATTCATCAACCCGTACGAATTTGATATGAGTTGATAATATTACTTCTTGTTTACCATTATATACATTGTGTTGGCGAGCCTCTACATGCAATGTTATTGAGGTACTACCTACATCCTTAACCTCAGCATAGGTTTTTACGAGCTGTCCCTGCTTCACAGGTTTCTTGAATATACATTTATCAATCGAAACCGTAACCATTTTAAGGGTATCACAGACCTGCATAGCGAATGCGACTGCATCTTTGTCAATCCATGACATAAGTTTTCCTCCAAAGAGGTTACCACTAAATCCAGCATCTGGTATAATAACTGCGTGGGTACTAATTAATTCCATTGTTCGTTGCTATTGTATATATTTATTGTGATTATGTTTTTTATTTTGCTTACTATTCTTTACACACCGGGAAGCTCGTTTTCTTGTTCTAATCATAGCCTTCTTTGATCTGTGATCTTCTTTCATTACTACCAGTGCACGATAATGTTTATCAGCATTGTGTGATCTTCCTTGATTATAATTAGGACCTTTTATTCGATGTGTTGTACAAGAAACTATTAATAAAACAAATAGCATTAATATTTTATTAATCATTGTTCTTTCTATTTTTATAATAAATATATTTATGTTGTACTAATATAAAAATCTTTAAACAATTGGTCCAGTTGTACTGTATTAACAGTTACCAGTTTCCATTGGTTTCTATGGAATATCTCCCATTTACCTTCATCGATCCGTTTATAAACATTGTATTTCTCATTATCATTTACATAAATAATTGAGTATGAATGGTCTTCTACTTTAAGTATTTTCATGTTATTCCTTTATTCTACTTATTACATCTTTCATTCGCGTAAATGTTTCAACCCCTATAGGAATTGACATCAGTGAAATTAAAAACTGATTAATATAAGCATACATTGATACTGCTTGTCCTTGACTTAAATTAATACTGCTGTGAGTAAATACAACTATTGCTAGTACTAGAAATGCTGTTTTTGTTATGTTCAATGAAGTCCAATTTTTACCTTGTAATGTGGATCCATATATCAAAACCTTTCTGCGTCGTTTAAAGAATGTATCTATTTTCGAATCATCACCTTCTGTTAATATCGATGCTTGTTGTTCATAATGTGAATGCCTTACAATTGTACTCTGTTCAATCTTTTTATATAAAAAATACACAATCATTGCTATAGGAACTATGCTTGAAATAGCAACGAACCCAGTTAATGGATTACCTATGAATATAAAAAGTATTGAACCAATAACTGATATAGTAGCGTATATATAATAGTGTATATCATTCTCTAAAAAATTGATAATGTTATTTGACATATCAGCCCGTGCTATTTTTGTCGAAGCATCAACATCTTTATTTCGTAATAAATACTTTAACACAATATCATTGTATATTTTAGTATATATTTTAGTATCAAATACCATTCTCTTGTATATGAAAATATTTTCAAATACCGCAATACCAATAAAACAAAGCATCCAACCATATTCTTTTATCAATAACCCATCTATCATTTTACCTAACACATATGGTTCTAGTAAGAATAATAACTGCGCAATAAACATATAAAAATAAATCAGTAATAACGAATACTTATATTCCTTTGCTATTGTATAAATATACTTCATATTAATTTGATAATGGTGCTTTAATTGTTGGGTGAGATTGGTAGTTACCTAATTGTATATCCTCTTCTAACAAACATCTGCAAAAGTTATCATCCTTAAATGAATTGAATATACCAACAGCATCTAATGGACCTTCGCCACACGAGCCGCCTTCATACAACCAGAATTCTGTGTTGATGTTTAACGTTGGTAACTCATATGGTTCTCTTGTGTGATTTGGTATTTTGTAAGAATCATAATACTCACGTAAACCTCCACCGAATGGTACTTGTTCATCAACTGCGGTTTTATAAAAATCACCCATTGCGGTCTTTAACATTTCATGCCTTTCTTCGTGATCGTATTCTCTACCTATCTGTTCCTTTGCTTGTTCAACATGGTTTGAATATAAATGTGTATCACCTAAGTTACCAATCAATTCATCCGGAACCATATTAACTGCTTTAGCAATTATTTCCAATAACAGGCCGTAAGATGCAACGTTGAATGGTAAACCTAAGAATGTATCTACTGAACGTTGATTCCACATTAAAGAAATTGCTCTGGTTGGTATATTCCATTGATTGATTTCAGAATGAGATAGAGTTTCTGGTCCACCTCCATTGTATATTTGATTAAACATTTCTTGACTGACTAATGATCGTCTTTCTTCCAAACTCAACTCTCTTGTATAAACTTGAAATCCATAATGGCAAGGTGGAAGTACCATTGAATCCAATTCAGATGGGTTCCACGCCGATACCATTAAGCGTCTTGAGTCTGGGTTTGTTTTGAGGTCGTTGATTAGGTTTGCGATTTGGTCAATTGGTACTTTAACTTCAAAAAATTCAGGTAGTGATTGTGGTTCACCAACAACATCACTTCTAGACATTAACTCTCTCGTATACCAATTTCTCCATTGTGCCCCATAAATTGGACCTAAATCACCCCACTTCTTAGCAAAATTGACATCTGTTTTAATTTTTTCAATAAACCATTCTTTAGAAATTTCATGAAATTTTTCCTCACCTATAGAATCTTCACTCATAAACATAGGGTCAGCAAACTTTTCAAATTTAGTTCTACCTGTTTCGAACCAATTTTTATAAGCATCACCATCCCAAATATGACAATCATTATCAACAAGGAATTTAATGTTTGTATCACCTCTTAAAAACCATAACAACTCAGTTACGATACCTTTGAAATACATTTTCTTTGTTGTGATAAGCGGAAATCCTTCACTCATCTTATGTCGGATCTGTCTACCAAATACTGATATGGTACCGGTACCTGTTCGGTCTTGTTTTGTTACTCCATTATCAATAATATCCTGAAGTAATGCTTGGTATTGTTTATCTAACGTGTTCATTGATAAGATGTTTTAAACGTTTAATCTCTGCTATCACATCATCACCTAATTCGATTTTAGACATCATGCTCAGATCTATTACTTGTGAATAAAGCAGATCAATTAACTGGTCTTTAGCATTTAGAATCGGCAATGAATCCGCAGTTCGTTCTAATATGTCATTAGCAACTGCGACTTTGTCATATGGAATTCCAATAAACTCATACACTTCTTTAAGTTTTGGTTTTGCTTCTCGGTGTTCATGAGCACAATTCCAAACCCTACCTTCGCTGTCTGCGATATCTCGTTTACCAGCAACAAATTGTAACAATTCATCAGCTCCTAATATATCCACAACTACTCCGTATTGATCTTGGATCACAAAGTCTGTTCGTTTCTTAATTGCAGTTAAGCAACTGCCTTCATAATTAATTAAACCTAGTTTCATATTCATATGTTATACTGTATGTTCGATGTTTACTCTTACGCAAGTTTGTGGTTGTCCTTCATTCATTAAGAAGTTATTGATATAACCCATCATGTTAGCACTACCAATTGGATTTGCTGAATGTACCACTACTTCTGGAAACTTAATAGGATACTGTTTCTTATCGTAACGAGCCATATTAACTCGTTTAGGGTTTGTATCATAGAAGTAATTGATAAGCCATTTACAACAATCAAAGCCGGTCTTCTCCTCAATGTTATCGTAATTCAATTGGTAATTAGTAGATACATTTTTAAAGTACTCACTCATAGCGGTATCACCTAAGTCGTGATCCAATGAAATTAACTCAATATTAGATAATCCTAAGTCCAAAACCTTTGCTACGAATTCTTCATAGTTTCTTACGACTGTCCATTCTTCTATACCTTCAACCCATTCATTGTTAGGACTAATCGGTGTACGGATATCGTCTAGGTATATCCTTGCTTTATTATTCATAGAATTCTATATTATCTAGTTCGTATATATTATTTTTGTCAGAGATAAGACTTATCTTTTTTCTCGTTATTACAAATTCATCAGTTTGTGTACGTGTATCTGTGCTTATTTCATATATAATTGAAACATCTGTACATAATAAATTATCTACAAACCCACCATACTTTGACTTATACCTAAATCGTTTACCTTCATACTTTGCACGAAGAGCCGTTAAACTAATTTCATAATCTAACATATTATTCGGTTTGTTGAATCAGTGCCACAAGTAACTGTGTATGGACTCGTTGATGGAGTGTATGGCCATGGTGCAGCTGGTGCTGGTGTTGTGTATGGAGTTCGTTCCGTTAACAATTGTTTCCTCACAGGAGTCTGTTTGTCAAATACCAATTTCAAATGATCTTTGATAATCTGTGTTTCTCTAACACCTAATGTCTCTGGGTCGTTGATTTCCATGAAACCTTGCAACCAATATGTAAATTGTTCTGCTGTCATCTTGTTATTCCTAATTGTTCTAATGTTTTTGGTGTATAATCTATTTGTTCACATGATACATTGATATATCTAGTATCCGGTTCTAATACATCTCCTTCGATATATGATACTTCCCGCATTATGTTATGTTCGTGTATGTGTCCGTGTATATTGCGAGATACTCTGAATTCTAATTCTCTTTCATGAACTGGGCAATGCGTTAACCAAATTCCTTTATACTTAAGCATCCCGGATACTTCTTCTACATATTTTAACAGTTCCGGAATATGGCGTGGATCATCGTGATTACCTAATACGACTTTTTTACGGCCGTTCAATGCATCTAATCTATAATAATGGTCAGACGATTCCATTGTGATATCTCCTAGTATGTAAACAAGATCTTTCTTTTTTACTACACTGTTCCAACAATCAATGATATGTTCATCATGATAAAATACATCCTGAAATCCTCTATGAGTAGCCATCCAATTGTGACCAAAATGTAAATCTGATATAAATCTTACTTGTGCCATTATTATTATTTTCTATATTATATGAAATTATTCTTCAATATCCAAGATTGCATCCTGAATTGTTTCGCAGAATAAGAAATGTGTTTGTGTTCTTAAAACATGGTCCGCACCTCGCCATTTCATATACACTTGAACCATTTCCATGTTAGGTTCTTCATCCATTGTTTTTGCGAATACATGGATTAGGCGTTGATCTAAGATTATATACTTAGAATCATTGTGTTGAAATACTCGACTACCTCTCATAACTTTGAAATATACAGTTAAATTCTAATGTTTCTCGTTGCGACTCATTGTACACTTTGTGGAATACTCCATATGGGATCAATACAATGTCGCCATCTTTTACTATGATAACCTCATCATCCAATTCCATACGACCAAATCCACGTATGAAAAAGTATACTTCTTCTAAGCCTTCGTGGTTATGACCACCAGTTTGTTGCAATGGATTCAGTATTGTTTTGGATAAAGTTAAGTTGTTTAAATACTTGTTGTCTATTACTTTATATACGTGCGTGTCGCGAATTAGCTCACCACCGATATCGTCTTTATTTATCTTCATAATAACCGTTTTATATGTAAAAAAACCGACGCATTACACGCCGGTTCATTTGTAATTTAAAATGTTACATCATGCCTGGCATTGGTGGGTGAACATCATCGTCTGATGGTTCATCGACAATAACACATTCTGTCATTAATACCATCGATGCAATAGATGCTGCATTCTCAATAGCAATACGAGTTACTTTAGTTGGATCCACTACACCAAACTCATACATTAACCCATATATACCTGTTCTTGCATTGTATCCGAAGTCATCTTGTCCTTCTTTTACCTTATTAACAATAACAGCACCATCCTCACCAGCATTTTCTACAATTTGTCGAAGTGGTTCTTCAATTGCACGTTTAACGATTGCTATTCCCGCATTTTCATCCTCGTTTAAACCCTTTAATCCGTTCAATGATTGTATACAACGGATCAATGCAACTCCTCCACCTGGAACAATTCCTTCTTCGACTGCTGCTCTAGTTGCTGCTAAGGCATCGTCAACACGGTCTTTCTTTTCTTTCATTTCCGTTTCAGTCGGCGCACCAATATATAATACAGCCACACCACCTGCTAATTTCGCTAAACGTTCCTGAAGTTTCTCTTTGTCATAGTCTGAAGTTGAGTTCGCTATAAGCCCTTTAATCTGGCGTATACGTTCTTCAATTGCTTCTTTTTCTCCAGCACCATTAATAATAGTAGTTTTGTCTTTAGTAATCTCAACTTTCTCAGCATTACCTAAATGTTCCATTGTGCAATCTGCTAATGTCAATCCAGTTTCATCTGAAATAACTGTACCACCTGTCAATACTGCTAAGTCTTCTAACATTGCTTTACGCTTATCACCAAACCCAGGAGCTTTTACTGCTGCAATTTTCAATGAACCTCTAATTCTGTTAACGACCAATGTTGCTAATGCATCACCATCTAGATCCTCAGCAATGATTAACAATCCATTACCTGATTGAACTACTGGTTCCAATATTGGTAATAATTCTTTCATTGAAGAAATCTTTTTGTCAATCAATAAGATTAATGGATTATCCATATCCGTAACCATTTTTTCTTGATTAGTTACAAAGTATGGAGATAAATAACCTCTATCGAATTGCATACCTTCAACTGTTTTTACTTCAGTTTCGGTACCTTTTGCTTCTTCAACGGTAATAACACCATCATTGCCTACCACATTCATTGCCTCAGCAATTAAAGATCCGATAACCTCATCATTGTTTGCTGATATACTAGCAATTTGTTGGATCTTTGTGTTGTCGGTACCAACTTCTTTTGACATTGATTTTAAATTAGCAACAACCGCATTTACTGCTTTGTCAATTCCACGTTTAATATCAATTGGATTTGCCCCTGAGGATACATTTTTTAATCCTGCTGTAACAATTGCTTGAGCTAACACAGTAGCCGTTGTAGTTCCATCACCAGCAATGTCGGCTGTCTTAGAAGCAACTTCCTTTACCATCTGTGCCCCTAGGTTTTCAATTGGATCTTTCAATTCAATTTCTTTTGCTACAGAGACTCCATCTTTTGTTACATGGGGTGCTGCAAACTTTTTACCAATTACAACATTTCTTCCTTTTGGTCCTAATGTTACTTTAACTGCATTTGCTAATTGATCTACACCTGACTTTAACTTTGCACGTGCATCTGAGTTGAACTCGATTTGTTTTGCCATAAACTCTTTTCTTTTAATATAACTTTATTTATTTTAATATAACTATTTACAACGCAATTTTTTCTGAATATTTTAATAACATTTCTGTGTTTTTCCAAGCATTACAGCCGATTCTTTTGCCTTTACCCATTAATTGCATATCGTTATAAAAGTTAACATCAAAGCAATTACCAGTTTTGTCATAGTTTAGTATTGCATTCTCATAAAAGGTATTCGAATCGATTACATAGATTGCATTTGCTGTTGCATGATGAAATGATATAGTATCACATTTACCTCGTTTATTCTCACCAATGTTCTTTGCAGCTGCTGATGTTTTACGAATTGCTAACTTTTTATGTTCATTGCGGATATCTCCAAATACATGATCATAACCATCTGCATCTACTACTTGTCCTTTGCAATTAAAATAATTTTCTAAATAAGGCAACACAACCTGCTCTGATAACTTACCAGCATTGATTGTCATTGCCTCTCCTGATTGTAAAAATAATTCTAACATCTCATCGGTAATATGATTACTTACATATACCGGCATCGTTACTACTCTACCATTTGATTGTGGCCTGTGTGTATTCATATGTTACTTTGATATTTCTAGGAATTTTGAGTTAATTGATTTTGATATTTCTGTCATATTAACCGGATTAATAAATTGTGCATCCTGACCATACATTGTTTTAAAACATCTTCTTTCGCCATCACTGCCCCAATCATAACCAGCTGATGAATTAATGAAATAACTAATTATACTAAATCCATATGATCTCATACCATTAACAACATTTTTAGTAAACATAACCGGATCTGCTGCTCTGTGCATACCTTGTACTGTACTAGGTGCACCATCTGAGTAATTAATAAAAATCAATTCATCTCCTTTTGCATCAGCTTGAATATCTTTTTCAATACTCTTAAATGCAACTCCTTCTGGCGTACATCCGAATACATCCAAGTATTTAAATAAACTTTTAATCTTACTCATTTTATCGTGAGCTGAATCATATGCATACACTGTTACACATTTTTCAATGTTACTACTTATGGTGTCAGTACCACGAAATGATATTTGTACTCTGATGCCTGTTGTCATAGATGCTGCTTGTGCAATTGCTACTGCAGATTTAATTGCTGCTAACATTTTATCTCCTGACATCGATCCAGACGCATCTATTGAAATGTGAATGAAATAGTTTTTAAATTTATCGGTTACAATTTTATGGAATACATTTACATTGTTATAACCTAATTGAGAAATCAAACGTCTATCAATTTTACCAGTTTGCAATCTAGTTGTTTTAAGACTTCTGTCAGAGTTTCTTAATTGCAATTTAGATCCTAATTGTTTACCTAATATTATACCAGTAATCACAGCATCATGAGTTTCTTCAATTCGTTTGCTATAAGAACTATAAATCGTTTTACCTTGCATATGTTCTGATGCATAATCGTGGAATAATGATGGCATAGAACATATAACTTCACGAGTTAATTTCTTCACAACAACTGTTGTTACGTCACCCATTGTACCCGCAGATCCATCTGGTGCTGTCGATACTATTCTAGTTTCAGTACCTGATTCTTTTAAGGCACGAACCAATGCATTTTGAGTCTTAGTTAACTTACCTGTTTTTTTCTGCTGACCTTCTATGAAATCTTTTTGCTGATTGATTGCATCTTCTAGTTTTTTCTTTTCTTTGTCAGAAAGCATACTTGAGTTAGAATCAGAACCTTCTCCACCATCACCTCCATCAGCTGGCTGAGAATCCGTATCCATTGACATTTCGTGTGACCCATCTCCTTCTCCTTCATCGCTACCATCAGGTGCACCTGCTCCAGAATTCTGATTGAATATATCTTGAATTTCTGATAATTGAGTTTCTAGACACGCTTCTCGTATAATTGTATATACACGAACTGCTACACGTAAAGCATCTGTCGTATTTTGTAATCTGTGTATATTTTTTAAATCAATAACATCCCATACTTTGCGTAACTGTTTAAGTGAATCCAATCTACGGTTTGGGTTGGTAAAGTTAATAACATGAAATAAATAATCATCCCATGTCTCTTGAGTCTTTTCATTTGTTACTAGAGCTTTATCAATAACTTTGTCATTGAAGTATTTGTTATACATTGCCTCATAGTACATACGGTAACCTGGCGCCGTTGTGTATATTTTATAATCGATACGACGATCCTCAACCCAATTCAATAAAGATTTTATAGTATTTAAAGCGTCTGAAGTTAATACACTACTAACCGTGTCTGGCAATCCTTCTCTTACAATCGTAGCAAACCTAGTTCGTGTTATATCAGAGGTCGGTGAATTATTTATTTCACTATTGAATAGTTTAAAATCAGTATAAGCAATATGAGATCCTTCATGCAATGCCAATCCAACTGCCGGGTCAAAGTTTCCAGCATCTAACTTAGTACCGATTACTACAGATTTACCATCAGTGTAACTACTATCATTGCTTTGAAATATAACTGGTATTTGTTGACCTGTAACAATATTCACAAAGTTACCAATTGCTCTTTGAGTAGCTGCTAATTTTGTAAAATCTAAATTGCTACCAACTTTAAATGCTGTATCAAAATCAGTGTCTGCCCAGAAGCTTGATGCTGATCTTGCATATTTTTGATATGCTTTGCTAGGCACATATGGTGATGATGAGTGCTTTGATGTAATTGAATTTTTTCTATTTGCTTTCATATCTTCTATTTTTATACTAATATAATAAGAAATTTACAAGTACAATCCAACCGATTGTTGAATTATTTTATAAAAAGAGACAGATCACGCTGAGTAACGAATGGTGATTTTAGCCGTAACTATCTCTTTTTCCGCTATGAAATTTATTATACCATGCCTAAACCAGTACTGGTTATTCAGAATGGATGTTGTGTGTCTGTTACGACTTCTTGTTCGGTACCTACATTGAAAATGTCATTTGCTACAGTCTCTACATGTTTTTGTATAATCTGCTTAACAAATGTTCTTTCTGAGTCAGCACCACCCGATGCATCAAAGAATGGTAAGATTGCTACTTCGGCTGCTTCAACCAATGTGAACCCATCTGCTAACAAATCACATACTCGAACTGTCATACGAGTTGAAATCATAGTGGATAATTTACCTTCTTCTGATCTCCATTCTTTTCTAGTTGCCTCAGCAATATCAGCCACTGCATGGATTTGTTGTTTGCTTAATTGAGTACCATATCTTTTAGTTAATAAAGATTCTTCTTTTTCTAAGTTTAAGATATCTACTTCGATAATCTCAAAACGATCCATCAATGCTCTATCTAATACACGTGTTGATGTATACTCAGTACCAATATTTGCTGTTGCAATGAATGATACTCCTGATGCTACGTGAATAGTAGGTGCATTAACATCTTCGTCTAATCTCAAATATCTCTGTCCTTCATCTAATACCGGCATCAAGATGTTCCATGCTTCTGGATGCGCTCTAGATAATTCATCTAACAAAATAACTGCGTTCTCAGTTTTAATTGCTTTCACAAATGCAGACTCATCAAATGTTGTCTGACCATCTTTGAAATGTGTATTACCAATTAATGCTGACCTAGGATCCTGTGTAGCACCTAAGTTAAAATAGAAGAATGGACGATTAGTTGCTGCTGGCAATGCTTTTGCTGCTTGTGTCTTACCACAACCTGCAGGACCAACCATCATGATATTTTTACCTCTTACTGCAGATCTAACTAAATACTTCCATTTGATGTCAGACATCTCGAGATCATCTGGTTTGATGTTTGCGGCATTTGTAATTAAATTAAATATTGGATCTGTGCTTTGTTTCGTTTCCTGAGTAGTTTTTACTTCGGTACCATGGTCTGGTAAATCTTCAATCATTATTCTTTTTGCTTTCCTAGTCTCATAATCATACTTAAGTGCCATGTTAGTACTAACTGCTTCATTGATCATTGCAGATCTGAATAAATTAGAAATGTCATTGCCCGTCGATACCTCAATTACTCGACCATTAACTACTACCCCAAATGTTTCGTTTTTCATAACTCTTTAATTAAATTTATATATTATAATAATATGAAAATATATTATAATTTCCAACCAAAATATTAAATTAATTGAACTTTTTTTGGTATGTACCGTCCTCTAATTGAATTATAATTTGTCCCGGAGTATCTAATGGCACCGGTTGTCCTAGTAGGTTATATGCACGGATAATTAGGTTTGTTTTGATTCGGTTGTCTATAGAAATTATATCAAATATTTCATTCTTACCATTATAATCTGTTTGAGTTAATCTGTAATAATTAATGTCATCGGCATAGTCCCAATCATATATACCATATGTATGTTCTATTGTAGAATTACCGGCTCCTCGTTCATATTTTATAACCTGCCAATCTACAGATCCATTTGCATATACACCGCGTTCCAACGTAAAATAATCATTATCTGCCTCGGTCGCAGTTTGCCATTCTAATAAATTACCATCGATGGTGTTACGTCCTTCAAAATACACTAAACTAATAGGTAAGGAAACCGGATCGCCTAATGCAATTTTTATATTAGGTCTTAAACTACCTCTAACACCATCAGCAGTTGGGTATGAAGCATCCAACACTTTATATGCAACTGTATTTGTTTTTGTTGTATAATAAAACCATGGTTCATCAAATGTATAAGCATTATTTCTATTTTCCCATTTAATAAGTAAATTATTTGTGTTGTTCCATGGGAAAGGA